TTCTTCCTCCTGTTCTAATTCATTCCAAGCCTCTACGAATTTCTCAAGATATGCCTCGAATATATGACCTACCATTATACGCCAAAACTCAAGGCCGACATGATGATGTTCAATCTCAATGGTGAGAGGTGTTCCTATCTCATCATGATATGTTTGATTGATGTCACCAAAATATACAGGGAGTAACCCGTCTACATATTCATGAATTCCATCATCATCATCATAGTGTTTTTTATATTCTTTAACTTCTGCATGCCAATCTATTACTGTCATGGTATCTTCATGTCATAGCCTATATCAATTGTGTTCCGAAAGTGAACCATATGGTTTGAGGCACATTCTTTTGTTGAATATTATTCTACGCCTCAAACCCTGCATAAAAAAAGCATAGACACCCAAAGGACACTTTATTTTTTACTATCTCATAAGAAGTCGTGAACTCTCTTGACTGTATGAGTTGTAATGTCCTTTGGGTGCTAATTTGTCGAATTTATTTAGTAGAGGGGCAACACAGGGTAATCAGTTAGCCTTACTCGCTATCCTCCTTCTTTGATGCAGGTTGAGGGGGAGTCATACCTGTTAGTCCATCGTTAAGAGTACCATCCCAACGACCATCTTTGTGAGCCTTGACTAAAGCATCTTTGGCTCGACCCGCCAAATATGCGGCTAGGTCATCCATAGACTCAAATCCTTTACCAGTTGTATTTCTAAAAGGTAGCACTACTTCAAGAAGTAGGTCAGTGTTTTCAGTAATACCCGCAAAGGCAGTTTGCACTTGAGTCATTACAGAATCCACAACTGCTTGTGCTTCTACAGGTAGCGACGGTTGTGTTCCTTTGCGGATTGGTGAGTTTGGGAGGTTTCCGCACATTTGGCGAATACTACCCCAATAGTTACCGTATTGTTTTTCTGTTTGTCCTTCGACTCTAGCAACTGCAATGATGCCTCGAATGGCACTATCTAAAGCACCTGCATCATTAACATCAAGCCATGTCAATATATCGTCTGTTTTGCTAATTAATTTACTATATTCCATCATATTTATCTCTCCGATGTTTGTAAGTTCACTTCATACCCTGTGAAGCAACTTCTCTTTGTCTAATAGTATATAATTCAAGTTCTCAAAGTGAACCATATGGTTTGGCATTACTACCAGTAAAGTAATAATAACGATGCCAAACCTCAATAAAAAAATGAGAAACTCCGGCTACTCGTTCAAAGCAAGGGAATGCGTGATACTTAGCATGTTTGATGAGAGGTCATACTAGTCCCAACTAGTATTGGTATGACTTACAATCTCTTTCTATATCCTGCCGTCTTACATTTTCAACTTTGACTTTCGCCTTTGTTTCTCAATGGTGTTATGGCCACTAATAGCCATTGGAATATCGTGCAGGTTAAGAGGTCGTCACCTCAACATAAAGATAGGTCTAATTCACCTTATTGCGAACACAGTTCATCGTGTTTTAATTACACTCAAAGAGTAGCGACTATGCACAGTCGCCTCGCTCATGTTTCATAAGACCGCACCACCCGAAGGTGTCGCCCTACATTAACCTCCTTGTTGTTTGGTATATAATCTGTATTCCGAAAGTGAACCATATGGTTGTGAGTAATACTCTCCTAGTATTATAAAATACATTACTCACAACCCCAAAAAAAAGCCAACCCTGCCCCCGAAAGGGCAAGGAAGGCAGTTATAGTCCTCAGACTATATTAGTTCATAATTAGTTAAGGTAGTGCATCGAATAATTATAGGTTTTATTGGGGAATTTATCTAATAAATTCCAAGTTCCAACATCAACCCAAGCACCATTCCACTCACGGCCGTTAAGATACCATGTGAAGTCCTTTTGATGGATGTTTACACCTTCAAGGCCGTTCAAGCGTTCCTTAGTTGTTACAGTATTCCAACCGGCTGATGAAATCATTAAGCCCTCAAATACTCCACTCTTGGCTATTGTGTTGCCGTGTAGTTTTAGTTCGGCAAATAATTTACTTTCACTAACTTCAACCGTCGTATTTCCTCTCTTAAATTTCTTGTGCTGTTCAAATGCTCTTACTGCGTCTTTTGTTATCTTTCGCATGCTATCTCTATACCAATAGATATATGAATCAGGTTCTCAAAGTAAACCATATGGTTTGATGAAATGTTCTTTAAACATTTAGGCCGTAGGCCGCATCAAACCCTAAATAAAAAAACTTAGACCGAATAGTGAAACTATTTTTTCAAATCTCTTAAGAAGTGCTTATTTACTGCACTGTAAGAGTAGTTTCACTATTCGGCCTAATCGGGAGTAGGGGCAACAAGGGGTTGAAATGTTAATCACTCATTATCCTCCGTTATTTCGGTCAAGGAGTCTAAACCGGCTAGAGTTCCATCCCATATACCATCATCCAACTTTTTCTTAAGTTTTCCAATGGTCATGTTTCTCATAGTCTTTCCAAATACTTCTGCTAGCATTTGTTTTCCGCCGGATTTACCGTGAGAAAACAATACCTTAGACATAATACCGTCGTTATGGTAGCGAACTGAAGCCTCATCAACTTCTGTTCCAATAGCGTCTAATACTGCCAAAACCTCAGTAGAGTATTTTGATTGCACACCTTTTCTAACAGGAGAAGGACTCATGTTGCCACAAAGTGAACGAATTGACGACCAATACTTGACCGCTTCATCATCAGTTTTAGCCAACTCCGATGCTGTGAGTAGACCCTCTAAAGCATCATTAAGCGGGCTTTCATTTTCTTTCATCCATGTTCGTATGTTATTTCTATTAGTTTCTAGTTTTTCCAAATTCATAATTTTCACCTCAATGATAATTACACTTCAACCCCTTGAAGCACCTCCTATCTATGGTTTGGTATAAGAACTGAGTTCTCAAAGTGAACCATATGGTTTGAGGTTACTATCTTGTAAGTTAATAAAAACGACCTCAAACCTCAATAAAAAAAGGAAAAACAACCCTGCACCTAAATACAGGGTTGTTTTTTTGACCGTTTTGACCTCAATAAGGTCGCCTATCTGCCCAATCTTCCCAATCTTGGACAGTTTGGAATAGTGCCTCACTATCTTCCTTGAATTCATCTATAACAGCGTGAAATGCTGTTGCTATTTCTTCAATTTCTTCATGATTAAATTTATTCCAAATTGACTCACTCAAATTCATTTGTTTCATAACATTAATTATTTTATGTAGTGTAGTCCTACGATTTAACATTTCAGTTATTTTTTTAGGATTGATATTTTGATTTGTTGATTGTACATACTTAACTACATTGTTGTCCTTTAATTCTTGCTCAAATTTGTCTATTACGCTTGACATGCATACTATCTCTATATAACTATATGAAACGGGTATTCCAAAGTAAACCATATGGTTTGGTGTCACAATCACCGTTATAATATATAACGACACCAAACCTCGAAAAAAAGGAAAAACAACCCTGCACCTAAATACAGGGTTGTTTTTTAACCGCTTAAATCAAAATAAAGAAAAATGAACTGTTATTTTAATTTCACACACCATGTGGTCGCCATAGTCTTCTTCAGTGTCTCCAATGTAACTATAGTGCTTTTTAGCCGCCTTCATAGCCTCTTCTTTTGTGCGGTATAGGTTTTCATATTCCACACACCAAGCCTCATTATTCCAAACTGCCCAACCTTTAATTCCTATCATTCATCATCCCACCTATAAGCCTCTATGACAGTAACTATGTTCTCATTGAGTTCCTCATCATCACCATTGAAATTATAGCCGCATTTAGTACAAGCGAAAGATAACTCTTGAATTTCATCAAGTAAGGTATTACCTTGTACTATTTCACCGTTATACGAGTATTGGCACCACATATCATTATCAGTCGGTGTTAATTTAGGTTTAAACTCTTCCCAGTCATTCAAAACAAAATCGCCATAGATACAGTCTAAGCCATTGCACTTAGGGCATTGATATTCTTGCCTTTCTCTTGGGTCTTTTGGCATTACCATTTCTTCTGCTTGCATAAAGCGTTCAAATCTGTCATCTTCGTCTAAGTCTCTAACACATTCAACACACAAATTATATTCACTCGCTTTTCCGCATTCTTCACATACCATTTTAATCACTCTTTCTACCCTTTAATATAGATATAATATATAATTCGTGTTCTCAAAGTGAACCATATGCTTGTTAATCGGTTGCTCTACAACCATATGGCTTTGTTCCAAAATTTTTTATTCTTTATTAATTTGAATAATATAAGCATTCATCGTTAATTTTGACCTATTAACTACTGTGTATAACATATTAACCCATAAAACTACTACATTTATTACCCTTATCTTACTACGACCTGTTAAAGGAGGTTGTTGCATTAGTCAAGATATTGAATTTGGCTTAGTTTCTAGGTTAAATACAATATCACAAAAACTTAAGGAAATACTTAATGAGACTAAAACTAAGAGTGGTAGTTATACTGAAGAGTTAGATGATGAGTTAAAAGACATTAAAACTAAGTTAAATACACTACTAAGATACATTAGAGACATTAAGGCTAAGAATAAAATGACTATGCAAGGTAAGGTTAAAGATACTAAGAATACTAGTTTATTTGATTTTAATTAAGTATAGTTAATGATGAATAGTATAACTTTTATTCTGGAAATACAATAGTTATAAAAAAAATTTTTACGCTAGTGACAAACAAAATCCGCCACATTTTTAAAAAAAGAGTTGAAATTAAATGAATTGGAAAGATATGATTAGAAAAAACATAAGATATGAAAACGATGCTGAACAGTTTTATAGAAAAACATTAGCAGATATGCAAGGTTTGCCTAATAAACAAGTTCAAAATGATTTTGAATATGAATTGAATAGAATCGCTCAACAAAAAAGCGGAACGCCACTAACATACGCAGATGTAAACGGTGCTAAGATTAGCGTTTCAAAAACCGGATATAGTAGGAGTTAAAAAAATTCCTAGAAAAATTTTTGAAAAAGTCGTCTAAAATAAAAGGTGAATAATATGACATGGGAAGATATACTAAAAAGAACAAGTGCTACGATGAAAGAGGGTTTTGAATTGTTAGATAAATTAGAAGAAGGTATGGATAGAGGAACATTAACTCTAAAAGAGGCTAATGAAATGGTTGATAGAATAATGGAACTTAGGGATAAATCAAGAACATTTGACGATTATTTGATGGATTTAGAAAGGGAAGGCGACGACCCGCTTTTTTATGCGACTAAAGTATATGAAGATAAAACCCCTCTTGAAGAAAGTATATAGGTGAATAATATGACATGGAAAAACGCTATTCGTAAAGCGAGAGTTCAAGACTTTACATATACTACTGAACTTGAGAAGCGTAAAGATGGTAGATTGCATTCTATTACTGGTGGAAAAGGTGTCTATGAAACTGATTATGAAAGAGTAATAATTAATTGGAGTTTGACTCTTGAGCATAGTGATGATTCAGTATATATTCAAGAGCCGAATATTGACAAAATTACTGTAGTAGGAGTAGATGCTTCTTTTGATAAGGATTTTGATGCGGCTAATGAGGAATGGGACATACAAGATAAAGATGTTGTAGTAGATGATTTTCAAGTAGATATGAATTTTAACACTAAGGAATTACCTATGACTTTAATTCCTTACATAGATGCTGAATTGGTAAAAGACGGAGATGGATTGACATTAGATAATATTGCTATTACATTTGAGTAGGTGAAAAATATGACAAGGTGCAATAACTTAGATGCTTGGTTTGATGTTCAGTCAAAGAAGATTGATGAAACAGAAAAGAAAACCAAGAAAGATTTTATTACAGGTGGTAAGAAATGAGTTGGGAAGATGTATTGAAAAGTAGTTACTATACTGATAGACGAACAAAACGACATAAAAAAGAACTCAAAAGAGAGGCTAAAAAGAAAAAACAAGAAGACAGGGCGGTGAATGCTAGAATAAAGGCTGGCGAAATCGAGATGGAAAAAATATCCGAAGAAATGAGAAATATAAAAATGGGATTGAAAAGGAAATATCACGGAGATTATTCAAAATATGGTGGTAATGACGATTTTGATAATAAACAATATGAAGAAAATCAAAAGAAAATAAGGCAAGAATACGAAAAAGCCACTAAAGAACTTGATGAACGAATGAAGAAAATAGCAAGTGAGATATATAATTAAAGGTGATAAGAAATGAGTTGGAAAGATATAGTAAAGAGGAATCCTAGAGATTCTAAAAAAGTTAGAGAAGCACAACAACGGAAAATAGACAGTGAAAGCGAAAGGGAGTTTATTCCTAAAGAGCCTAAACCAACAAAGGTAAAGGAGCCAAAGCCACTACCTACAAAAGAAGAAATGGCTAGAATAATTCAAGAAGATAAAAAAAGAAAGGCAACTATCGGAAGAAAGGATAGAAGAAGAAGAAGAAGAGATGTGCCATTTAATCCGTTTAAAAGAGATGATTAATATGGCTTGGCAAGATGTTCTAAAAGGCAATGAGGCTGAATTATTAGAAGCCATAAAAGAACATGAAGAGTTTATGGACTACTTAGAGAAACTAAAAGAAAAGGGTCAGTTACCGATGAACATTATGGAACTTGGTGAACACTACGAAGAAGTAGAAGAAGTTGTTGAAAGATTAAATGAGTTGTCGGAATATATTGTTAAACTATTCAACGAATTAAAAGCAAAAAGAAAGTAGGTGTTTTAAAATGACTTGGCAAACTATTCTTAAAATAGACATAAGAGAAGCAAGAAGGCTTGGTAGAAAATATGCACCGAAAGATATGTATGCTTCAAATCCAGAATATGTTAATTTAAAAAGAAGATTAGAAGCACTACTGCCAATAGATAATAAAAATGAAGATATGGTTGTTAGAATGGAAGAAGAAGAATACTTAGAAACAGGAGATAAAGATAGCCTTAAAACTCTTGAATACTACATAAATAGAATAGAAAGAAAGGGTGGTAAGAAATGACATGGCAAAGTATTCTAAAGCGTAACACTACGCAAAATGCCATTGATAACTTTGGCAAACAAAGAGATGTTTTGAAAGAGTTGGATGAGATTGTTAGGCAGTATCAAGGTGAAGAAATGATTGATGCTGATGAATTTGAAGATATTGCCGGAGAATATCATAGATTGCATAAGACTACTATGGATAGCATTAAGAGAATAATTGGAAGTTTAGCGAGGGCTTGATATGAGTTGGGAAAATATAATTAAAGAAGATAGTCGTTTTGAACGAGAGAAAGATAAAATTGACAGAAGAAAGCAAAGGGCTTTGGAAAGAAGAAGACTAAAGGGCAAAGCAATTAGAGGTCAAGATAAAAGAGACATGAGTTACTTTTTGAAAAGAGTGGATGAACTAAAGAAAACAATCAAGAAATTACAAACGATGAGTAAAGATTTTGATGCTGAAAAAAGAGAGTCAATGAATAAAACGATAGAAGGACTTGAAAAACAAATAGAAAAAATAATGACTATTGCTTTAGATGATTAAAGAGGGTTTGACATGAGTTGGCAAAATATAGTAAAGAATAGAGAAATAAAAATTCCTAAAAGGAAAAAGCGTGGTGAAATAGACACTAGTAAATTTTATTCAAGACCTGCCCAAAAGGAAAGTAAAGAAAAACCAAAGGCTTTTCCAACTACACCAAAGTCACAACGAAAACAACCTAGTGGAAAACAATTTAAGCCTAAAAGAGAACCCATTAACTTTAAACAGCGAGCAGACAAATTAAAGAATCGAATTGAAGAACTAAAAAAACTAATCGAGGATTTGCCTCGCATTGAGCAATATCACGCTAATGATGCCCTTTATCCAATAGAACAGGATTTAGACAAACTGATTGAAAGGACTAAAAAAACTGATGGAGATACTTTTGAAAAAAAAGCAGGGGGATATTCTTTTGGTAGTCATGGGGCTAACCCCGAACTATTCAATATAAAATACGGAGGTGGAAAGCGTGGTAAGAAAAGACGAGAAGAAAAAGTCCGTGATTAAGGTTGGAAGCACTGATATTGAAGTTAGAGGTTCATTCAAGTTTATTGATGAGTATGAGGCTTGGGTTAAGAAGTGTCAAGGCATAGGTAGGAAAAAATTACTTAGTGAAGGTAGAAGAATTAGAAAACCTAGAGAGGGAAAGAAGGTTGGACAAATAGATACTAAGAGTGGACAGCCTCACCCTGCTAATCTATATTTACAATTGAAAGAGCATGTAACTAGCGGATATAGAAGGGATAGGTCGCCAAATAGGGGAAGCACAGGAGCATTTACTCTATTAGATGACATAGAAGAATTTATGGAAGAATTCAAAGAAGATAAGATTCTGTTAGTAAGCCATGTAAAAAAACTACAAGAATTCCAAGATGCTATTGAAGGTTTTGAAGAAGCAACAAGCACCTTAAATCCTAAAAATACTGTATTTAATTTTCCTGCAAAGTCGGATGCTGATGGTAATGCCATAGGTAAAGAGAAAGACAAAGTTTACGGCCACTATGCAAATGAGTGGTATAAGAAAAAATATGGAAAGAAAGCACCTCCAACATGGTATAGTGATACACCAAATACGGCTAACCCACCTTTGGCTCAAGCCCTTTTCGGTAGGGGTGATTTGATTAAAGTTGGATTAAAAGATATATTGAAGATTGCTTTGGCAGAATCAAATAAAGCAATTGAGAATATGCACTTGCAGGTTAAGTTACCTTCTAAGTTAGCAATTTTCCCACCTGTTAGAAAGCATGTATTGGGATTACTAAAAAGAAAAACCTTGTTTAAGAAAAATGGAGTTCCTAAGTTGGCAGAAATGGCAAGCACTTTTTCGGGTATGAAGTTTACATTAGATAACAAAAAAACAAGTAAAGAGGCACTTTCAAAGATAGCAGGTATAGAACCACCTGCGGGTCAAATCAAAACATTTTCATTAAAGCCTTTCAAAGCAACTGCTATGTCATCACTTATCGTAGCGGTTGTTGGAAAGGGTAAGTCAAAGAAGTTAGCATGGGGCGAGCATCTAAATCTAAAAGGATTAAAAGTTCCAAAGGATGACATACAAAAGTCATGGCATGAATATTTATGGAGTTGATAAAATGTGGAAAAACGAACTGAAAAAATCGCAACAGTATTTTGAATTTGAAACGGATAATGTTACATTTACAGATACAGAAAAACGGGATGGAAAATATTTAGAAGATAGAGAAGTGACAGTTTTTTGGAGTATGGAATTTGGAGTTAGAAAATCTATGTTTAGGGATATGGGAGTGAGTATCAATAAAGTTGTTTTTAATGATACAGGAGAAGAATTAGACATAGACATAGAGGGTAGTGGAATTAACGATGTAGACCCAGATAAAATACTTCATTCTAAGGTTTCTCCTGTAGATATTGTAAGATATTCCGACAATAGATATGATGTTCTTTGGAGCGAATAGGTGATTTAAAATGGTAACAAGAAAGCGTTGTGGTTTTTGCCAACATGAAGATAGAGAAGAACTCGAAAGAATGTTGGAAGCCGGTGAGGTTTCTTGTGATGATTTAGATTCAAGACACGATTGGAGAAGTGGAACTGCGGCACAACACCAAAGAAACCACATGGGAGATTATGTCAATAGTAGTAATCCTAAGTGTGTATTATGCACAGACCCAATGAGAAAACACTACGAAGAAAACTTAGCCAATGGTGAGATAAGTGCTGAAGCAATTGCCGAAGCATTAGACACTACTAAAGAACAAGTGCAACGACATATGAAACACCATCTAGCACCGATTGTTCAAGAGTCAGCCGCAGTAATGATAGCAAAGAAAGAAGTTAATGAAATTGATTTGCTAAGTAATAACATACAAAGACTGGATAGCAAGTTAGATGACTTGTTTGGTGCAGTTGATTTAGAGCCTAGAGAGATAGATAGCCTAACTAAACTTGCGAAAGAAGTTAGAGAGTCGCTAAAATATCTCATGGAGTTTAAGGGCAAACTTATACATAAGAGACAGGACACAATTATATTTGCACAGATGCAAATTGTTCAAGAAGTGCTTGCTGAAAACAATCCCGAAATTTGGTTAGACATTAAGAAAAGAATGCAGGAGAAATTACAATGAGTTGGGAAAAAATTGTTAAACTTAGCATTAGGGAAAGAGCATCAAACCCCGACTACCAATGGATTCAAAACCAAATAGAAAACATGGAAACCAATATTAGACCTTTTATCACAAATAAATTTTGGAAAAAGAAACAGAACGATTTTGTTGAAACATATAAAATATATTATGATAAAATAAAAAATGCAAAAAATAGAGATGAAGCGAGGGATTTCTATAATGAAATGGTTATGATAACTAGAAAAATGCAGGAGAAATTACAATGAATTGGCAAGATATAATTAAAGAAGATATGGATGAGGCTATGATTGCTCAAGCCTTAGCAACACTAAGAGATAGTATGAAGTCAGCCCCTAAGTATGTTAAGACAGCAATAGATGAAATAGAAAGATATGCTATGAAGTAGGTGGTTTAGTGGTATTTCCTTTTCCTGCTTCTTTCTTTTGGGATTTTTTGATGGGTGATTCTACTTATCAAGACATGCTTTCTGATAAGAAAACAGAAAACAAAAAGGATGCTAAAAGAGAAGTTCTGTCTAAGTTTGGAAAAACTACTTCTTCCGGTTCAGTAGAATATTTTTACTCAAATGTTACAGAATTTAAAAATATTTTTCGTAGAAATTTCAATGAGGCATACAGAAAATACAAAGACAGGCTAGAGGAAGTCTACGAAAGATTCACAAAGGTTATGGAAAAACACATGGCCACTAAAAGAGATTATAGTAAAGAAAAAAGAGTTGTTGAGTCTTTAAGTTTTATAGAAAAAATAAACAAATATGCTAATTTAGAAACGCTAAATTCAAACCAACTACAAGACTTGAGAAATTCACTAGAAGAACAAAAGAAAAATTTGTCCGGTGGAGGCAAAGATAGACTAAGAAAGGTAATAGGGCAACAAAATCTAAAAAAATTGACCGTTGTTTTGAAAAACAGTATCAAGGATAGTAATGTAAGTGTTCAAGATTTCTTCAAAGACCGTGTTATTTTCAACAAAGCCTTGATTGTGATTGGAATTGAAAACATCGAAGGTATAGTTTATGCTAAAAAGGTAGGAGATTTCAAAAAATTTACAGCAAATAGCAACAAATTTAAGTCAAAAAACAAGATAAACGAAAATCTTACGCTTTATGGTAAGGTTGTAGACATCCCCGTAAGGAAAAAAATTGAACAAGAAGAATTTTTATCTAAATTTGTTGATAAAGATGGTGTTCGTTTGACATTTAGACAAGGATTTACGGCTGAAGCAAGGACAAAGAAAAGAATTATTCTTGGTGGCAAAAAATCATTTAAGGATATAGAGCAAAAAGACCTAAAACCGGCTAAATATTCACAAAGAGCCGCTAAAATGAGAGCAAATGAGAAAGCAAGAATCCTTTTTTATGTTGATTATCCCGAATTGTATGAATTGTTAGTGAGTTCGGATGAAAAACTGCAAAATAAAACAAAAATTGGCGGCTATGCTATGGAAGATGCTGAATTGACTAAGTTGATTGCTGAAAATGTCGGAGAAAAACAAGTAGAGACATATTTGAATGTCTTAGGAGCAAGCAAAATGCAATTTGGCATAAAAGTTCGTGGAGAAAAGAGAGCAAAGCGACAATTAGACAAAACTCCTCTACTTTTCAAGATAAATAATGAAAAAATTGATAATCTTATGTTCCAAAAAGGTGCTAGAGGGGCAAGAAAGTTAGAAATTCACCCATTTTTTGAACAATTGCTAACTACTAGTGGTTCGGATGCCTTTTTTGAAGCAAGTAAGGGATTATCAAAAAGAACTGCAAAATATTCGTTAGATTCTGCTAAAGCAACAGTCGCTAGGGCATTAAATAAGAAGACATCGGAGTTAAGTGATAAAGAATTAGCAGAAGCAGAAAAAGAATACAACGAATTAGTCGGAGATGAAAACTTTGAAGAGTTTGACGCAGAAGTAATAAAATGGCTGTTTAGTAAAGAAAATTTAGAGGATGATACCTTTGAAGACCTTTATGGAAAGTTTAGAACTCAAAACCTAGATACTCAAAACACAGATGATAAGAGTAAATACTTGATAAGAGCAGGAAATAAATACATTACAACCAATAAAGAGTTAGGAGACTTCATTAAAAGACTAGAACCCCTTGTAAGAGAAACAATGCAAGAAGAAGAATCGTGGGATGAAGATGATGAAAAACTTGGTGAATTTATTGATGAACTAGAAGACCTAGAACCAATAACAGCCGATGATTTTTCTAATGAGATTGCTAAGGCGTTTTATGAGTTATTAGTTTCTTTACCAAAAGACCAAACATTAGGTAAGGTCATATCAAAGTCTAATATAGAAAATTTACTGTCTAAAAAAATGGATAAGTCTCAAGCCTTTGCTGTCGCCCTATACACGGCAGAACTTCTATTCCCTGCGGCTGAATACAAAAAGAAAGTAGAAGTAAAGGACTTAGATGCCGAAGAAAACGAAATAACCGTTGAAGCAAATAAACCTTTGAAAGAGATAGTCGGTGACATTGCTAGAGAAAATCTTTCACTAGAAAATGAATCTCTTAAAGAAGCCATAGAAGAACTCGCCAATAAAGTTAATGAAGATTTAAACAAAATAAGGGAATTGTTTAAGAAATCTTTAAAGAAGAAATTAGAAGACATAGCAAATAGGCCGGAGAACTATAAGACATTATACTATGATGAGAACTTGCTAAGACAAATGATAGACGGAAAACTATTCAAGGAGGAGAAATAATGGAATACTTAGACAACCCCGAAGAATTCTTACAAGAAATAAAGGCTGAATTCGTAGAAATATATAGAGAATATTCTAATTTAGAACAACGAGACAAAGAACTAAAAAAATTAATTAAAAAGAAAGCCAATATAAAATATCCCGAAGGTGCTAAGTTCGCAGTAAAGAGAGATATAAACAACGCAGTTCTTGAGTATGTTAAGAAAAATCTAGCAAAAACTCTAACTCTTGCTGATAGAAGAGTAGTAGAGGAAGATGATAACACCGACTTACAGACAGCAATTGAAGTTTTTAAAGATGAGATATTGTTCAAGAAGGGTAGAGGCATAAGAACAATTAAGAAAACCGACGGAAGTAATTTGTTAGAAAGAGATTTAGAAAATCCTAATTTGAGCATAGATGCTTCTTCAATAAATCTAAAGGATAAAGATGGTGAAGACTTGTTTGATATTAAAATTATGAAGAATAAATTTAATGGTGTAAAAGACACAATAGATGACGAAACCATTGTTAAAAATATAGAGATGATTATAGATGAAATAGAGGGTGCTTATGAAGATAAAAGCCTCTTTGAATTTAAAATCGTAGATATTGATGTCGCTTACTTACTAGGAAATAAAAAACTAAAAGACATATCAAAAAGAGGTGACATTTATCAGTTTTGGGAAGATATGTCTCCTAAGTTTGCAGACTTACATACAAAAATATTAGAATTAACTAAGTTGATTGAGCCACTACAAGAAAGTAAAGATGAAGTTTTGGCCGAAGATGCTAAAGCCTTCGTAGAACTAATAGGTGGTTTTGATAAAGACTCTTTAAATTATATATCTACTTCAACAAAAAAGACATATGAGTTGGCAGATGTATATGAAAGAGCAGATAGGTTGATAACTAATTTCCTTACTGAAATTAGAGCGTTGAGTGCATTAACTGATGAAAGTGATATAGAGTTAATCTACGATAAAGTGCAAGATAAAGAAACGGGTGAAGAAAAAGAAATGAAAGAGATTAGTGATATAATGTCTGCCAAAGACTCTATTTCTAATACTCAAACCAAATCAATTCCCGAAGATATAGATTTAGACCCGTTGGCTATTTTGTATTTGAAAGACGAAATGGATGGAATAGTTGATACCTTTAATGATGTTAATTTTGTAGAAACGGTGGAAGAGTTTTTCCTATCAATTAAAGACGAAGTAAAAGAAATACTAGATGGTGAAGATACACAAACTACTCTAAATAAACTAAAGGCTACAATCAAATCAATAGACAAATTAGACGAAACCACTTTTTCTTTACCTTTTGAAATATTCAAAGAACCTGCATTAAGAGAAAGGTATAGTTCGGAAGTTAGCAAGGCAAGCGAAAAAAGAGAAAACATACAGGAATTTTTGCGCTTGTTTGCTGAATTATTAGAAGAAGAAAAAACCCTATTTGACTTTACAACATACTTGGATATGACAGGTAAAGGAGTAAAGGATTCCGGTTTTCAACATAGAGCGTATGAAAAGTATATGAAAACCACATTGGGAAGAAGAGGTACGGTTAGAGCCTCAAAAGAAATAACAGAAGATATGAAAACTCTTTTCAAGGAAATATCGGAAATGATAGGTGAATTATTTTTAGAGCCAATACATTCCAAAAATACATTAGGAGTTGCACTACCATTTGCGAAAGACGGTCATTTGAGAATTATAGTTTCTACTCAAATAACCGGAGAAAAATATCAAGCCTATCGAACGATGAATGATAAAATTGTTGATTCGCAAAGTAGATTCATTAAACCAAGAAGATTGAAAAAACTTCTACCTTTCCTTGAGTCAATAAACTCCGGTGAAATATTCACAAACCCAAAACAAAGTGAAAAGAAAGCCGAGAGTTTTGTTAATGCTCTTGGTGAAATATATAGGGGTAAGTCTAGCATAAAGCAACAAATAAAGAAAGATGTAGCATCTATTTTTGGCGGCTTAGAATCAATGTCATCGGGTAAAAAAATACTTGACAAGTTTATGGGATTAGATACCTCCGACGCATTTAGAAGTCGAGGCATTGATGATGTTGATGAAATGACACCTATTAGGATTCTAATAGATACTCTTAGAGAAAAACAGAAAGTTTTGGAAACAGAAAACGAGCCGTTGTATAAGCAAACCTTAGAATTTTTGAAGCAAGTTGATAGGATAGCCAAGTCCACTATTTACAGTAGAATATTGGAAGCACACGATTCTTTGAGAATACTCAAAGGAAAAGAGATATTCTTTGCTAAGAGGAATGAAGAAGACTTTGACGATGTGGATGCTATCTTACAAAAAATGGAAACTAAATATAATGTTGATATGTCGGCTAGTGAATTAGTAAGTATTGTTAATGAGATTGATTCTTTTGATAGCATTAGTAAGACATATGGAATAAATAGCGAGCATGTGTATTTTATTAAGGCTAACTTTAGGTGATGATATGACTGATGAAGTAACCGGCCCACATTCTAAAACAGAAGCGGAAGGTGCTTGGAATAATGATAATCCCGATGATAAAATAAATAGGAGTGTTCCTGTTTGGTATGACTTGGATAAGTATGTTATAAGAAGAGTAGATGGTAAAGTAGTTGGTATTGCAGGGTATAGTGATAAGGGAACTTATGCTATATTGGGCGGAATGAAATCCAAAGAAGACTCAAAAAGTTGGAGGCCGATGTCCGAAAAAAGATTGGAGTTAATAGGAGATAAGCCTAAGATTGCAGGATTCAAGGCAAAGACAATACCCAATGAAACTTGGAAAGAAAAGAATAGACAAGTGTATAATTTCGACATACCTCCCGAAGATGAAATGGGTATAGACTCTAAATTAATAGAACAGTTTAGAAATAGGTATGGAGAAGACTTCGGGATAAAGAAATGGCAGATGGTATTAAAAAAAAGTTTTACTCCATTAAATGAAATGGAAGAATGGATGCAAGTTTTTATAAATTCAATATATGAAATGCACGGAAGATTAGATAGAGGAGCAGGGCATGATTGGATTGCTATAACAAATATAATACAAACGATTGCCTATATGGGAGAGGGTGCTGAACATAAAGATATTATGAAACTATTTAGAAAAATTGTTGATATAATAGAGAATAAATATAGAGATGGTAAACAACTAAAAGAAGAACTAAATAAGATTATTCAAAGAAGAAAGGGAGAACTATATCAGTAGGTGGGATTATGGATATAGACGCATTTAACTTTGAGCATCAAATGGATATGGAACTATCCAAAAACTCATTTCCTTATTTCTTTCAAAATGTTTTAGGTTGGGAGTTTGCCAAGCATCAAGAAGAGTGGCATGACTTGATGAACGATACACAAAGGACTGTTATTATTTGTTCAAGAGGTCACGGTAAATCAGTATTTATGCATGCTTGGGTTGTATGGAATTTAGTCTTTAGAGAACCACCATATCAAATGCTATATATTTCCTCTAACCAAAAACAGACTTTGGTTCACATGAGAGACATAGATAAACTATTCAATCATCCAATGTTAAAAAAATACAAACCGGCAAAGGGTTGGGCAATTGGAAATATCACACTTACTAATGGTAATCAAATCTTAGAGCGTTCTGTTGGCTCACAGATTCGTGGTCTTCACCCTCAAGAGATTATTATTGATGACCCGTTGAAAGAGTTTAGTATGACAGGAATTCAAAAGGTTACAGATTGGTTTTATGGTGACATGATACCAACACTTCACCATACTGCTTCTCTAAGAGTTATTGGAACTCCATTTAGTTATACAGATATTTACCAACAACTCGCTGAAAACCCTGCATATACTCTTAGAACATACCCCTGTCTTAATGCTCTTAATGAACCGCTATGGCCGAACAGATGGGATTATGATGCTCTTATGGCGAGAAAGGCTGAAGTCGGCTCTCTAATGTTTACAAGAGAATATATGTGTGTTCCTATATCTACGGGAACTTCTCTATTTAATCCCGAATATTTAGAAGCGGCAAAAAGCAAAGACCATGTTTTGAAACCCATGCGTAGAGAGGGCTACAAATACTATGTTGGCATTGACCCCGCTATCTCTACTGATGGTGACTACAATGTAATTACTGTATTAGAGGTAGATGAAAATGATAATAAAACTATTGTGTTTATTGACCGTTCTAAGAATGTAGAGTTTAGAGAGAACATACAGAAGGTGAAATTAATTGGTAAAGTGTTTCAGCCCGAAGCAATATTGTTTGAAACAAATACATTTGCTAAATCATTTACACAAGAGATTAGAAATGTTACAGACTTAAATGTTCATGACTTTAATACTACTAGAAAAAAGAAAGAAGAGATTATTCTAAGTTTACAAATGAATTTTGAGAATGGTAAGATAATATTACCTTACGCTAATGAAGAAAGCCGTCGAGTTACTTCTACTTTGATTGAAGAACTATCTATGTTTGCTATTACAGACAAAGGAAAGTTTGAGGGTATAGGAGCGCATGATGACATGGTTATGAGTTTAGCATTGGCTAATGCCGCCACCCATACAATGAGTGAAACATTCATACTCTTAGATGACATGGGACTATTTGACCCGCCAAAGGTCAATAAGTATAAACGCTCTCAAGGAGTTATGGGAATTAATTTTTAAGGTGATATAAATGCCAACAGCAGAAGAGTATAGACAAGGTTCACAAAACATGGCTAGGCTCGCTGAACTCGAAGAAGAACAAGAAGATACTAAGGATGAAATGGAAGAAGTATTAGGAACTAAACTTGCTTCTGTTAATGATTATATTATGTCGGATTATGAAGCAGTAAATTTACTATCTAAGAATCTAAACATTAACGCTAGTGATGCTAGAAAACAATTGAGTTCTTTCCCAAGTGAATATTCTATTGATGGTGAAAACATACCCGACCTCGTAAAGAAAATGAGAAAGGCTCGAAGAAAACTAAAGGGAGAGCAAAGAACTAGAATGGCTAAGGCCATTGATACTGTTATTGATGGCTACTCCGACCATATCAACAAATGCATAGATTCTATTTATTGGATTAAACCATACAAACCTGCAATACTTAAGATGGGCTTTAGTGAGAAAGACCTAATGAAAATAAATAAGATTGATTCTGTAAATGGTAGAAGAAATATTATTGATGCAATATGCAAGTATTGGGAGGGTGACTTAAAGAAAACAGATATGGTTTACTCTAAAGAATATGCTCAATTAGAAAAAGAATGTCGAGTTGCTAAAAGAGACTACAAGCAACAGATAAAAAACATTACAGACCAATCTATCACTAAGAGCAAGAAAGAAAGAATCATGTCATTTATTGAAAGTGAAATTATCAAGAGTCCTTCTATCGGTGCTAAACAAATACATGATAGAATGCCAAACACTTTGCATAAAAGCACAACAACAAATATGATTTCTAAAATGGTAAAGAAGTTAGATGTTGCTAATGTTGATGGGGCATATTATAAATTACCAACAATGCTTAAGAAAAATATTTGGGCTTATACTGCGGCTTTTATTGATTCGGATGGTTATATCACAATGGATAGAAACCACAACCCTAGAGTCGGACTTATTGCCACAGGAGAAAGAGGTAGAGCATTCATGGAAGAAATGCACAAGAGCATAGGTTTCGGTAAGTTACATCTAAATCAAAAGTCTCCTCAACAAACTAGACCTGTTCAAAGATTAAACTTTTATTCTCAAGATGATGTTTATGGTTTATTGGAAAAATGCCTTCCTCATTTTAGACTAAAGAAAGGCAATGCTAAATTGCTTATGGAACTTATACGAATGAAGAAGTCTTACAAAAAACAAGATTGGTATAAAGAAAGATGCGATGAGATATTCAAGTTAATGAAGTGGGAGAATCACAAAGACCATGTAGGTTTCGATTGGCTAAAAGAAGGAATATATCTTGATAACATACAGAAATACAAAGATAACTGTAAGATGTCTATAATGGATAGTATGGAAAACATTGGCGGAGTTATTATCAAAGCGAGCATGGATGAATTGGATGAAATGTTTGAGGATTTAAAAAAAGATGCTGAAGGTTTCTTAAGACAAGATAAAGACTTTGATGGTAGAAAATGGTGGAATGAGCAAATACCAAAAATAGAAAAAGAGTTTGGTAAAGAGCCACTGAACTATGAATGGAAAACCCCTATCAAAGATGGCAAGGTAAACTTAGATGATAAGTCCGATGATTTTGATGATGATGGTGCAAAGCCTTCTCATTTTTATAATCAACTAGTTAGAATACCGCAAAGAAAAGAACCAACTGCTGAAGCGATAATGCAGATAGCGTTGAATATAGGCTACGGAAAAGCCGTTGGTTCTGTTGATAAAAACTATACAATTGATGATTTTATTACGGGAACTACTATTGAAAAGTCGGAAATGGAAGATAAGGGTCTTTCTTGGTATGCTAAAGGAAACAACAAAAAGAAATTCTTATTGGATAAAGATGGTGTTAGACATGCGGCAGGTGCGGCAGTTTTCAAAGGAGATAAAGTTTTAATTGTTCAGCGTTCTCCCGAAGAAGATACTATGATAGGTATGTGGGAATTTGCCGGAGGTAAAGTAGAAGAACTTGATGAGTTTAATGCTGATGGAACTCCCGATGCAGAAAAAGTTTGTATGATTGAAGCAGGTGAAGAGTTAGGATTAAAGAAAAAACCTTCATCTAAATTAGGCGTTCACTTTGATAGGAATATGAAACCACCAAAGAAATACCATTGTTTTAGGATAGAAGTAGATGATGACTGGAATCCCACTCTATCGTTTGAACATAGTGATTACAAATGGATTACTATTGATGAATTAAAAGAATACCCCGACGATAAACTAAGCCACCATGTTGCTTACTTAATAGACAAGATGTGATAATATGAATACAAAAGAATGGGTAATTAGTAAACAGAAACTACAATTCAAGTATTGTGGTAGATGTTTTACTGTTAAAGATGTTCACCCATTTGGATTTTGTAGAAAGTGTTGGGAGCAAGCGGGTAAACCAAAGGGGATGAAAGTATGAGTTGGCAAGAAATTTTGAAAAGAAAATCCGGTAGAAGAGGCAAGAAAGCCCGTAAAAAAAGAAAAAAGCCTAAGAGAAAATCAACAGTAAATCAAGCGGGTAATTATACTAAACCTGCACTTCGTAGAAGAATATTCAATGAAGTTAAAAGAGGAAGCAAAGGAGGGGCGGCAGGTCAATGGTCGGCTAGAAAAGCACAGATAGTTGCTAGAAGATATAAAGCGGCAGGTGGCGGCTATCGTAATTAGATGGTGGAATATCCTAAAAGCCAAATCAAAAAGGCAACAGGATTTAACCCAATGGACACAAGAAGATTGGGGAAGTGCCGAACAGCATAGAGCGAAAGCAAAAGGAAAGAAGCCTAAGTCAAGAACTAAAGGAAGATATATGCCGAGAGCAACTTATCAAAGAACAGATAAAAAAACTCTAAGGTATCAAGACGCTAAGAAAAGAAAGGGTCGTAAGAAAGGTATTCAGCATGTTCCGACAGGAAAAAAGTTTAGTCAAAAGTGATTATTATGTGGCAAAATATCTTAAAGACTGACCCGAAAAAGGGAACGGGTAAAAAACCAAAAGGTTCAGCAAGAAGATTATACACAGATGAAAACCCAAAAGATACTGTTCCTGTAAAATTTAAAACAAGAAAAGATGTTCAAGAAACATTTAGTAGTAGTGCATTCAAATCTAAGTCTCATAAAAGACAATCACAAATAATTAATTTAGTGGAGCAAAGATTACGAGCCGCAGTTAAAAATGCTAAAGACCCCGATACTAAGAAAAGGCTAAAAGCGGCACATACTTACGCTAAACAAAGAAAGGAAGCGAGTAAGCAAAAAACAAAGAGCAGAAGTAGAGGAGCGTTTACAAGATGAATTGGAAATATATACTAAAAACAGAAGAAGAGAAAGCCCATTGTGGAACTCATAAAGAAGATGAAAAGATGCTTTATGGTGGGCAGAAAGAATTAGATGTGGCTAAACCGAAAGGAAAAATAACAGTTGCAGATTTTGATGAACTTAAACGAAGAAAGGTTAAGAAATCTATTTTTGGTAAAGACCCCGAAGAAATGACAGACTTCATGAACATTAGTCCTAGAATGAAGACAGCAAAATTAGAGCGTCAAATCTTAAGAGAAATTAAGAAAGAGGGCGGAGCATTAGGAATGAAAAACCTAAAACAATTTGGAAAGGAAACTGAGATTAAAGCGGCCTTGAAGAAATTAGAAAAAGAAGGTAAAATATTCATGCACAAAGATGGAGATATTTACACACATAGTCCGAGATGATTTTATGACTTGGCACATTATTCTTAAACAACTAGAATGTCCTAGAGCAACACAGGATTTGAAGTTAAACACTGAGAATAGAAATGCCGCCATAAAAGCAGAACATATACAATATGGCCCACTTAATGTAAAGAAGCCCGAAGGGTATTGGGAAGAGATTGCAGACTTTTGGAATACATCGGTAGATGCCGCTATGGATTCTAACTGTAGTAATTGTGTAGCGTTTGATATATCTCCTCGAATGGAAAAATGTATGCCGTTAGAATTAGATGATGATGGTAAACTAGGTTATTGTTGGATGCACCATTTCAAATGTCATTCTGCTAGGTCTTGTAGAACATGGGCTAAAGGTGGCCCGATAAAAGACGATAAGCGTTCTAAAGAAAATCAAATGAGGGGTAAACAATGACTTGGTTCGATGTGTGTAAAAAAGATAAGAAAGACATGAGAGTAGGTCGAGTATATCCTTCCGATAGAGCAGGTAAAAAAATTATGATGCTTACTCATGAAGGAAAAAAGATTCATGCGGGTGCTAAAGGATATGGCAATTACAAAGGTAAAGGAAAGAATAGAGGAGGCGGAACTCATACCAACAAAAAGCGCAGGGCTAATTTCAAATCAAGACATAATTGTGACCAATGCAAAGGTAGAATCACAACACCTAAATGTCTAGCATGTAAGAAATTGTGGTGAACATTTTGCCCTATGAATTAAGAGTCGGAAAGAACGGCTACTATGTTGTTAATACTGATACCAATAAAAGAAAGAACAAACATGGCATGTCTAAGTCAAAAGCAAAGAAATACATGGCCGCTTTGTATGCTAATAAAAGCACCAAAGAATATGATGCTAAACCTAAAAGAAAGAAAAGCATTAGCGGTGGTTGGCGTAGAGTTTTGAGGAAAGCCTTTGCGAAGATTCTATAATAGATAGAATAGTCCAAAGTAAACGGGGGTAGTTGTTATGGCAGAAAAACGAAGACGGTTCTCTTTCACAAATCTTTTCAGGCGTACTACACCAAAACCTGCCGACAGGAATATTTACAACATGGGTATTCAAGAAAGGCAAAATAACTACATGATGACCGCCCCCATCATCTACTCTATGGTTCAACAATCAGTTATTGTTAGAACTTGTATAACTCAACTGAAGCAGGAAGTCTACAGGAGAGGTTATGTTTGGGAAAAAGCATTTGAAGCAAAGTGTAATAATTGCGGAAAAACCCACACAAGACCTGTTCAAGAATGTTCAAGATGTGGCTCTACTGATTTAAAAATACCCGATGTTAAACAATTAGAATATGCTGAAAAGTTTTTAGAGGGATATGTAAATTCATCCGAGCAATTGTTTATTGATGTCTTAAAAGAACTAGAGGATGATTTGAATATTATGGATGACGCATACATAGTTATGGTTAAGGAATATTTCTTAGACGGTAATGGTAAAATTAGAATGCACCGTGTCAAGGAAGTGTATCGTGGCGACCCTGTTACTATGTTTATCTATGCTGATGAAGATGGCGTAAAAGGTAACAAAGGATTTACTTGTGTTCACCATAGAGATGTTATTTCAACAGAACCGCACGATACTTGCGAAACTTGTGGTTCTCCTTTGAAGCCTATACACTATGTTAATAGAGCAAAGGGCGATGAACAGTATTTCATTAAAGGAGAAGTATTGCATTTCAGTAAATATAGTCCTTCAAGACTTTATGGTTTCTCTCCTGTGATTACATTGTATAATCACATTATGACTTTAATTGCTATGGAGAATTATGTTAATTCAGCCTATACTAAGAGTAGAATGCCGAGAGGATTACTAGCAGTTCAAACTAGAAACATGGATTCAATGAGAGCCTTTTGGAGAGGAGTAAAAGAAAAGATGGAAGCAGACCCTCATTTTATTCCTGTTATGGGGATAGAAGCAGAAGGTGGAAAGGGTGCAGTTGAATGGATTAAGTTCATGGATAGCCTAAAAGAAATGGATTATATTTCTGTTAAGGATGATTTAAGAGATAGAATATCAGCGTTTTATGGAGTAAGCAAAGTCTTTATGGCTGATAATACTACAAGTGGTGGATTGAATAATGAAGGTATGCAAATTCTTGTTACTAATAGAGCCGTTCAAATGGCTCAAAATGTTTACAATGAATATGTATTCCCTTATCTTGTAAAGCAATTTGGTATTACAGATTGGAAACTAAAGTTGCCTCCAAGTGAAGAAGAAGATGAGATTGCAGGATTAAGAAAGAAAGAGATTGAAGTTAATATTGCGGCATCAATAAAGAACTTAGGCTTTGAAGTTGATATGGACGAAGATGGTAATTTTACTTACAAGAAGCCCGAACCACAACCGGAAGAACAACAACCACAAGGCGAAGATGGACAAATGGAAAAAGACCCATTAGCCGGTTCTAATTTAGACCAAAGAGATTTAGACGAACAAACAAGACAGTTTGCAGAAGGTGGCGGCAGTAAGCCACAAGAAAATCCACCCGCTACTAGGAATAAACCATCTATGAGTGTTGGGCCGGATAAAAGATTAAGCGGATTACCGGAAGACGCAGGTAATCAAAATGTAGATAGAAGAAGTGAAAGGAGGACAGGTTAATGACAGAAGATAATAGACAGAAAGAGATTAGACTAAAGAAAGAATTAGCGAGAGTTAGAACACAGAATGCAAATGAAACTAGAAAGACTACGAAGAATCGTGATTTTTCTGTTGGTGGATTACCACCGGACACAACTCATAAAGCAACAAGAGCATCTAATGATGTTCCCGATGTTATCTTACCCCCACAAAAAAGGAGAGGTAAGAAAGAGAATATTCCGTTTTGAGGCGATAATATGTTTATGAAGGCTATCTTACACAATAGAGAAGATGACCTTCATTTTCTTTTGAAGTGTTTGATAGAAGAGTTACAGGATAATTCTATTCTAAAAGTTGCACAAAAAGATATGCCTAAAGATAAATTAGCCAACGATGTAAAAGATAAAGCAGAAAAAAAGTTAGTGGAATTAGGAGCATTACCGGACTTAGATTACAAAAGAGGGGAAAGAGCGACGACTGGCGAATCATCGAGAGCAACAAAAAGATACGACAAGACTAAACTAGCCATGAAAAGACTTTTAGATTTAGTTGGTGATAAAGAAAAAGTTACATTATTTAGAGAGGCTAAAGAAAGAAGTGCAAAATTTAACAAACTTCCTGTAAAATTAGATTTTAAAAGAGTCTCTTCATCCCGTGAAGACAAAGAATTACAAGAAGCCCTTGCGGAATTAGAGGAAAAATATCAAGAAGAAATACTCGATTGGGTTGCAGATAATGAAAGCAAGCGACTAAAGCAAATTATGGAGGCTAAAGAATTAAAAGAAAGAATAAAGGAAGTAAAGCGTCGTGAAAGTAAAAGCGGCAAGCCTTTTTTTCAACCGACTTCACCGGAAGAAAGCGATTTTGAAGCAATAAGCCCAAAAAGATTGTTGGGAATTTATAGCGGTAAAGATACTGTAGCAGAATTAGAAACACTCAAAGATAATCCCGAAGTTAAAAGAGTATTAGATACAATGTCTAAGAAAACAATTAGGCTACAGCGCAAAGGAAAGAAGTTAAGTGATAAACAGATAAAAACCCAACTAAATAGATTAGCGTCGGGTAAAGAAAAACCGAAGGGAATGAAAGATACTTTAGGATATGGAAAAATAAAAGACACTTATATCAAAATATACAATCAACTAGTTACTGCTCTTAACAAAACAAAGAAAGAAAATCCCGAAAAAGGAAAGAAAATTCAAGACTTCATAGATACGCTAGCAAACAGAAAGGAAGTAGTAGATAACAAACTGTTTGCTGACGAAAGAAAAGAACAAGAAGTTAGTGAAAGCACTCCTAAATTTTTTAATTTCTTGTTGAAGAATCTTGAAGAGGCAAAAGAAAACTTAGAGAAAGGTGGTAAAACTGCCGCTTCTAATAAATTAAGAACTATGTTTAAAAATACTAATTATGATAATCCTCAATTTATTATGGATGGAATAAATATTGTTTTAAACAAAATGAAGCCAAAAGAAGAACCCCCGAAAGCAAAACCGGAAGTGCTTAGTCTTCCAGAAGATAAATACCCTAAAAGAAAGTTGTTTGGAAGGGAAGTCTTTGATAAAGAAAGAATAAGAGGAAGAAGACCTCAAGGTAGGAAAGGGGCATTATCGGAGGCTTCAAAAAGAATGAGAGAAGCAGAAAGAAAAAAATTACAATTCAAGAAACAAGATACTGGTGAAATGTTTAGGTATTTTGATGCTAAGAAAGTAAAAGGAAAGTGGGTGTGGGATGTTAGACAATTTCCACTCGCTGATGGAGAAGCCGGAGTTAATACGCTAAAAGCAGTAATAGATGGTCTTAGTAGTATTTTGAAAGATAGCGAAGTAATGAATGCTGTTGTAGATGCATTTGAGGAACTTACAGGAAGGAGTGTTCAAGGTATAGATACTGAAACTAAAAAGAAAAGAAAGAAGTTGAGAAGTATCAAAGAAAAGAGATTCAAAAAGATAACAGATAGACGCAGAAAAATGATGATAGCAGGTATAGGAATACCAAAGACTGTCGTAAATAAATACATAAAGGCAGAAGAAGAAGCATCCACAGGACTATTCAAAGTATTAGAAAGACTTGCTAAGATGAGAATAGTTCGTGGAGTATTTATGGTAGATGACAGCATAGTTGTAAATGATACAAAAGACACTGAAGGAGATTTGAAGGTTCGAGCAAAAACTGTTACACCGATGGTAAAGAAAATAACCTTAGATGAAAAGGGTTTGAAGTATAACAAAGAAATAGAGAAACCAAAATATGTTTCTTACTTTCCTTCAATAGAATCAAAAGATAATGAGAAACTAACAACTCCCGAAGTATTAGAACAGGTTTGGGATAGATATATAGAAAGAGCAGAAGAACTAGAAAAAGAGTTGAAGGCCGGTAAACCCTCTAAACAAATACAAATTTTAAATTATACTGAAGAACAAATCAAAAAGAAGATAAAGACAATAGCCGGTCTTCAAGATTTTGACCCTAAAGAGGGAAAGATAAAGGAGAAAACTCTAAGTAAAGAGGGACAAAAATTACTAGATAAGATTCGTCAAGAACTACGGATATTAATGAAGTCTAATCAATCAATGAAGAAAGAATTTTCCGAACAAAATAAGTCTAGGGCAGAAAAGAACCACAAGGCTATTTCTGAATTTTTGAAGAAAAATATAAAAGATGCTGAAACCGGAGAAAATCTTTTTGATGCACTAGATGACTTTACTGAAATGTTTGAAAGTTTCAAAAATATGATATCGCAATTAGAAGGCGAAAGAGAATCTATCTATGCAGGGAAAGATAAGAAAAGAATAGCAAAAATAGCGCAAGCCTATACTAAAAAGTTTGAACAAGTGCTTGTTGATGCTAATACTGTAAAGAAATTGACAACCATAAAAGAAGAATTAAAATTTATGGATAAACTTGATGTTAGAGATTTCAAAGGTGGAGGCTACAGCAAAAAACCTAAAGAAGTAACTGTTACTAATGCTCTTAAAGAAATGTCTACTAAGGAAACATTAGATAAGTTAAGAATGGATGTAAGTTTACCCGTGTCCTTAACAAAAGATATTATTCCATTAGCAGGTTCGGAAGTATTCAGCATTGTAAGTAAACTATTCCCTAGTTTCGATATTATACTAGAGGTATTTGATGGCGGGCAACCATTAAGAAAACCTAGAGTGTATAAGGGAGCATTAAAACAGATAAAAAGAGCAATCGAAGAATATATTTCAACGGATAAAGTTAGAGATAGGTCTAAAGGAATTATTGACAAATACAATGAAGGTATCGAGGAATTAAACAAAGGAATTGATAATTTAATAGAAACATTTAGTAAAAATAAAACTTTTATAGACTTGTCCCAATTGACCTTTGAATATATACCTATGGTTGAGGGAAGACAAGGAGAGAAAGAAAATGTTTCTTTATATGATGCTTTTGATATTGGTAGACAAATAAAAGAAGAAAAAACAGCAGAAATATTAGACCCCGAAAAAGAAGGTTTTAGTCGAATGACATTAGCGGCCTTTGCAGTTGATGAGTTTAGAGACTATCTAAAAGAGTTAAGAAGATTAGAAAAAGAACACGAAGAATCAGTTAAGGCCGCAAATAAACTAGAAGTTCAATTTATAGATGTAGTAGATTTTAGAATAGAGCAACTTAAAACACTAGAAAATAATTTGAATAAAATAGATGAAAAAGGACAATTAGATGACAAAACAGAACCGTTGGGATATTTAGAAAGAATATTGTCTGTTTATAGTCAGTCTTTGGGTATTGGAAAAAAAGGTGATAAGTGATGACATGGGATTATTATGAAGAAGGTAAAGAATTTACCATAAAGAAAGAAGAGAAAGTAAAGAAGAATATATTAGACACACTGGATAAGAAACAAACTAAGCGTCTAAAGAAAGTATTACAGGCGGCACAACCAACTGAATTTTTTGGACAGGACTTTACAAAACTAGGTGAATTGATTACTGCATTAAAAGATGTAGAGTTAGTTAAGTCCGATAAGAAACTTACAAAGAAAATGAAGTCTATGGATGAACGGAATATAGATATAGTTGCTTCGGCTACGGAACTTCGTAAGGACTATGAGTTGCTTTACAGACAATTAAGAGATTTAGTATATCCACCAAAGGAGGAAAAGAGATGAGCGAAGAAAATACAATTAATGAAGAACTACTTGAGATTATCAAAGCCCTTAGTGCTAAGATAGAGAGTTTAGAGAAAGCAGTTTACAATGATGATAACTTACTAATGAAGTCCGGTTTTGTTGTTGTTGATAGTCCGACTCCCAAGATGAATAACGGAACTATCGGTGGTTCACCACTAAAGGATGTTGGAAACATGGACTGGAAAGATATTCATAAAATGGTAGAGAATGTAGGGGGTCAATAGATGAGTTGGGAAGATGTGTTAAAGATGCCACCGATTAGGAATCCAAGAGCAGATGAAGTGCCAAAAAATGATAATCTTTCTATGAAAGAATATGAAAAATTGTTTGAAGAAATTGTAGACCCTATAATCGAAAGCGCAGGAAAAAGAAAAAAAACTTATGCCTTTATTGATACTTTAGAGGATTTAGATATGAGTAGAGAAAAAGCATTAGAGGTAGCAAATAAATTATACGAAAATATGGGCTACGAAAAAATAACACTAACTAATCGAGATTTAGTGTTTTATTTGGAGTGATGATACTATGCCGGAAAGAGTAACAAAAGAAGAAAGAATAGTTAGCCTTGCTATTGAAAAAGCAAGAAAGGCTAAAGAAGAATTAAGCGCAAAGAAAAGAAAGAACATTGAGCCAACTCAAGTATTGGAAATAGATACAGACCCCGAAGTTGAAAAGATTAAGAGGCCAAAGGTGCAAGATGCTTCTAAGATTACTAATCAAACTCAAAAGAAAGAAGGATATGGTTTAGCAGGTGAGAGTTTAAAGAAACAAGATGAGGGGGGTTTACAATTAGTTGGAAAATCCTTGATTGGTAAAACATTTTCTATGGATAAACTTACGGAAACTCTTGCTAACCGATTTAGTGATGTAAAACAAGAATCTTCTTCCTCATCTAATCCTAGTTTTATTGCTGATGCAAAATTACAGATTATAGCCAAGTCAGCCGATGGTAGTTCGGAAAGATATATTATTGAAAAAATAAAAGTCATTCCTCCAACAAGTCCAAGACTCAAAAAAGATAGAGTTGGGCCGATAACAAAGAGTTTAAAGAAACAAGATAAAACTAAGAAACCTATACAAATGAGATATAGAAGAATAAAAGACCGAATTAAAGATTTAGACCTTATGTTACCTTTATTAATTAGAGACATGGAAAAAAACTTTAGAGAAAATGAAACTAAAGAGAATAGAAGAAATTTAGATAAGATAGAAACTATTAGAGAACGCATTAGTGACCCCGATAATGGAATACTATCAATAGTGCAAAACATTGAATCTATTATTTGAGGTATTTTACATGCCGCTTCTTATTGAGAAGGATAAGTCAATATCCACAGATATTCTAAGACTCTTTGAAAGAACAAGAGTCGCTTATCTTTCAGCAAGAACCGACCCAAAGGAATACGGTTCTAAGTGGAGAAACGCAGTAAATAAAATTAAAGACGCATATGAAATGACGGATGCTCTTTCAAATGAACTTAAGGATTATATTGATGAAGATTTATTAGAATCAAATGATGTTTCCGACTCAACAACAAATAATGCTGAAAAATTGTATGAAGCAATAAAGGCACTTAGGTATTCTTCGGAAGAAGTTAGTGACCCCTTCGCTAAAAAATTTAAAGGTAATGTATTAGAGGCATTATTAGAATCACCCGAACTTATGATTAAGTTTGTTCACTATGCTATTAGAGAAGATGATAAGGCACTACCAAAAGAAGCATATTCAATTAAAGACATGAAGCCCGATGACATTACAGAAGGACTTATGGGATTAGATTTAGAAGTAGATGATGTTGCACTTTATATCATAGAGCATTATGGTGACGATAAAGATTCTAAGAAAGTGGAGTCTAAGGTAAAGGCCGCTATGAATATGTTAGAATTAATATTCTTATCTAAGAATACTAAAGAAGAATGGGCTGAACTAGAAGATATAGATACAGATTTAGATGAGGCTAAGGCTAAAGACGAAAAGGGTAATAAAAAAGAAAATGATAAAATTATTTTAAAAGAAAAGAAGTCCGATGAAGAAAAAGCCCAAAGTGATTTCATAATCCCTAACAAACCAATGTATAGAATATTTACAATAGAAGATATGAACGAATTAAAGGGATTCAGTGGTGAGTTTTATGTTCAAGAAAAATACGATGGTTTTAGAATTCAATTACATAAAATAGATAAGAATATAAAAGTTTATGATTATACAGGAAAAGATATTACATCAAAGTGTAAAGAAGCCGTTGAGGAACTAAAGAAAAAACATTTTGGTGATTGTATCTTGGATGCTTCTTTAGTTTTATTTGATGGAGATGACTCTCTTAAAAGAAAAGATGCAGTAGAATACTTAGAGGGAAAAAGAGAGGGCAAGGTTAGAATTCATGTGTTTGACATCATGAGACACAATGAAGAAAACCTCATGGAAGATACACTACAAAACAGAATGCAGATAATGTTTAACAACTATTCTATACATTCTAGTGAAGACTTGACATTCCCATCTAAAAAAGATACTAGAGTTGCAGATAATCTAAAAGATGTAGAAGAATACGCTAAGAAAATTATGGAAATGCCGACAGCAGAAGGGGCTATGATTAAAGATTCTACATCTACATATTTCTTAGGAACAAAAAAGAATCCTAAGTGGATTCGTTGGAAACCATTTGTAGAATTAGATTTAATTGTTCTTGATAAAAAGAAAAGTGGTTCTAACTTTTCTTACAAATTAGGAGCAGGGCCGGTTGAAGAGGAAGGTGAAAAGATAGAAGGAGTAAATTATCTTAATGTTGGTAGTGCCACTAATACTAAAGTTTCAGCAGATGTCGGAGAAGTGGTTAGAGTTTCTATTGATAAGGTAAAAGAAGTTAAGGGTAAGCCGGTTGTTTATTCAGCAAAGATAAATGAAATCGCTGAAAGTAAGACACCGGATAAGTTAGTTACTCTACAAATGCTAATTAATGATACGGATAAATCTTTGAAATATAATGTAGAAGAAGTAGAGAAAGGTATTGTAGTTTCTGACCATATTCACGGTGAAGCCAATATTATAATCAAAGGAGACATGGATGGTTTTACTATCTATGGATTTGAAGAAAACAATCTAATGGCTAAGAATGCACTAATGGATTTAGACTTGTGGAAAGAACAAGCAGAAGAGATAATGAAAACAAAACAATCTAAACTTACTGTTGCTGTATTTAATTTCTTAAAGGAGAAGGGCGCACAAGTACCAAAAGTTGTTCACAATTTCTTAGTTAAAAATCACAAAAAAGAATATCAAGACATACTAGAAAGTAAAGAAAGCCGAGTTAAGGATTGGTTTGAAAATAGAGACGGCATATCATTTGATGCTAAAACAAAAAAGTTGTTTGCTGAAAATGATAAAATATTGATGGACACCATTAAGAAAGAATACGAAACTCCTGAAAAATATAGAAGTGGTGAGTTTAAGATATACCTTAGAGATGACGATAATCTAAACATAGTAATGAAGTTAGGTGATGAAAGTATCAATTGGATGGTTAGATTAGATTCACAAGATGATGTGTTTGAATTATTTGGAAAGGCGGGCAAATTCCCTGCTATTGTTGCTAAGAATATATCTAAGCGGAAACTAATTGATAGTGGTGATGTTAAGTTGGGCGTTCAAAAGGAAGGCTATCACGAATATTTCCTAGATGGTAATAAGTTTGAAACTAAACTTCATGTTAGAATGCTTGAAGTTAAAGGAAAAAGAATGTGGTTAGCATGGACAGGCTATGAACAGAAACCTGCTGATACTGACGCAGATAAAGGATTGTGGAATATTTACGAAGATAAGTATAGTAGTCTTAAATTACCTCCAAAAGAGGATTAATAGTTTAAAATAACCGTGTGTATTATATATTAAAAGGAAATTTTTTCCCTTTGAGCGAAATGACATCGGCAGTTTTAGCAACGAGAAATGATGGGTTTTCCATCCTCAAGGCTAGAAGTGATGAATTAATGATTGGTGGCTACGCTAGTATTGAAATTGTAGATAAACAAAATGATTTAATTACTTTACCTGCATTGGAAGAAGCAGTTATTAAGTTCATGAAAGATTCTAAATTTAGAAATGTCATGACAAACCATTCCAATGTTCAAGTTGGAGAAGTTGTAGATTCTTATAGAGACAGCACAGGTAGGCTTTGGAAATCCGAAGTAGATGATGTTGGTTTCTTTGTAGTAATTAAACTACGAGATGATATAGAGAAAGCCAAAGAAGTTGGCAGAAACATTCGCAAAGGGTCATTGAGGTCTTTTAGCATAGGAGGTCAAGCCCTCCAAAAAGTAAAGAAAAGTAATGAAAACTTAGGTGAGTATAATGAAATCAGCAAGTTAGAGTTGCATGAAATTACTATATGCGAAAAAGGAATTAACCCCGAAGCGAGATTCGATATTTTGAAACAAGATAAAGGAGACAATGATATGAGTGAAAAACTAGAAAAAGCATTAGCGGAGTTAGATACTTTGCTAGAAGAAGTAAATACGCTTCGTAAAGAAGAAGAGTTGCTCGATGAAAAGGGCATGCACAAAGATGAAGAAATGGCAGATTACATGGAAAGAGGAGACTCCGAAATGACTGATGAAGAAGACATGGAACATGCTGATGTAGAAGATGAAAACATGGGCGAATACCAAGACGATTCAAACAAAGCATATCTAAGAACCCTTGATGGTGCAGGAAACCAAATTGGAGAACCTGCTGACCGTATTGTTATTAACAACGGTAAGCCAACTGCTTCCGACATGCCTGTTGTAAAGGCATTTAACAATGGAGAGTTCGATACTCTTGATTTGTCAGTTGGAAACATCGAGAAGGCTTATGAGGCTTTCCGACAAGAGCAGTTAGAAACTCTTGCTTATGATAACCTAAAGAAATCATTTGAAGCAAGATTCGCTACTGAAATTACATCAAGGGAAAACACAATCGCAAAGCAAAACTATGATGCACAAAGCGAAATTGCTTCTCTTAAAGATGAATTTACACAACTAAGGAAATCTTTGACAGCAGAAAAGGAAACTATTCTAAAGGCTCAAGAAGAATCCGCAGTACAACTCCCAAGTATGGATGAAATGGCTAACATGGATTGGTCGGACATTCACAAAATGGTAGGAGGAATTTAAGATGACAGGTTATATTAACACAATCGCAGATTTAGAAGCAAGCACATATGGAATAAACAATCTACCTGCCGGTAACGCTCTTTTGAAGCAAGCAGGTGCTATTGGTGGAATACACACAGGACATGATGGTTCTCCGGCATTCTCCGGTAGTGCTGTTAGTGATGTATCTGCATTATACAATATTGTTTATGGACAAAAAGTATGGTCAATGTTGAATAGAGAAGTTAACGCTCTTTCAATGATTTCAAAAAGACCTTATTCATCTAGTGGATGGAGAGTTCTAAAGTCACGACCTGCCGGTGGAAGCGGTAACTTGTTTACTGTTGACGCAACTGGAACAGAAAACTTAGCAGAACTAGGTTCCGATAGTCCAAGAGCAGATATGATTGGTGGTGTACCGGAGAATGCGGGACTATCAACAGCACAAGATGGACTTGGCCCAATTGCACCAACTTACGCTCAACTAAACATGAGTCCTAAAGTAGTTGCACACCAATTTGATTTCAGCGAACTTGCTATGGAAATGGCACAAATTGATGATGGTATTGGCGATATTAGAGCGCAAATGCGTGAAGATATGGGTAAGCACCATGCTGAAGTACAAAACAAAATGTTGGTTATGCCACTAGAGCATTATGGTGAATCATCCGCTATGCCAAATATCGGAAACAACTATACTTCTCTAAACAAGGTTATTACTTCAAGAGATGAATTGCTAAAAATTGACGAGGGAGTTATCGCTACTGATACAACTTCCGCTTCTAACGCTCTAGGAAAGATTTACGGTAGTGAGAGATTTACTGCGGCATCTTTCCTTGATGCAGAAGTAGATTGTGGAACTGGCTACACTTCCGGCGATGTTCGTTCACTAACTCTAACTAGACTTAATGATATGATTAGAAACCTAAGACTAGCCGGTGGTTCTCCAAAGGTTATTCTAACTGGATATGATACAATTCAAGCAATTGCTGACTTGTTACAAAGCCAAGAAAGATTCATGGACAGAAAAGAAGTTGTGCCAACTGTAAACGGTGTTAGAGGAGTTAAAGGACAAGAAGTTGGATTTAGAGTAGCAACATACTACGATATTCCACTAATCCCTGTTAAGGATATGTGCCAAACAGGTAGTGCTTCAACAAAACTAAGTGATTTACTATTCCTTGATACAGACCATTTGTGGCTATCGGTTATGAAGCCAACACAATACTTTGAAGATGGTATCGCTAATGGAAATCCATTCGGTGTCGGAACTCTAGGTAACAGGGCTTTGTATCGAACAATTGGTGAAGTCGGATGTTCCTTCTTCAAAGGTCAAGGAAAGATAACAAACATACAATGAGGAAAAAAGGAGAGGATATATATGGCATTTGCGACAGTAATACATTTAGAAATGAATTTAGAAGGAAACAGAAAGATAGTTTGTGGTCAAACTACTTCGGACAGCACCGATGGAAACATTGAAACTGGACTATCACTAGTTGAAAGTCTAGTTTTTACCCATAAAGGTACAGCAGAAGAAGCGGCAGCAGCAGTAGTTAATGCAGATTTACCACTAGCAAGTGGTGATGTAGCAATACATTGTGTTAGCGGTGATGTAGTTTATTTCATGGCTATTGGACAGTAAGGTGATTTTAAATGGCATTGGCATTTACAGTAAAGTTACTAGCAGACCACAAGGGGGTAACTAGACCTAAAGTATGCGGTGATGAATATGTTGTTGATGCACTAGTTGATGTAACATCTATTGTTGCGGCAGGTTCAGTTATACCTGCGGCTGACTTTGGATTATCTACAATACATTGTGCAACAATTACAGGTTTTGATAACGCTAACGGAATACAACCACAAATTGAGTGTTCAGCAACAGGGGCTTATGAGTCAAGCACTTCACTTGCTCTTATGTTTACTTCACTCGATGGAACAAACGCTACTGTTTCCGATGATGGCAACGGTGGCTCTGTTAGATTGAGAGTTTGGGGCAACCTTTGAGGGGATTTAATTGGTAACAGTTAGATTAACTGATGATTCTAAAATCGGTAGACTTAACATTACACCAAAGAAAGAAATTACAAGGAAAGATGAAGAAACCGTTTCAGTAAAATGGGCGGTTCTTCGTCTTTCCGACCCTAACTATTTCTTTGTGTTTAATGAAGAAGACCGAGAAGAATTATTAGCATTGGATGAAAAAATCGTTCTATTGGGATGTAAAGAAACAGGCAAGGATATTTCAACTGTTAAGGAATTAGCGGATGAACTTTTACCAAAAAAGGTAAAACCTAAACCCAAGCCTAAGCCTAAAACAAAGGCAAAAACTCCTTCTAAATCTAAGAAAGAGTAATCGCTACATTAAATAGGTGGAGTCTATCTCCATTGAATGAACAGGTGATAGTATGACGGGCATAGGCGGTTGTAGAAGTAGTGGAGTTTTAGGCTCAAGTGCGATTGTGAGTAATGAAGGGGCTAAGTTAATTAGCATACATTCGGCGATTTCAATATCGGGTGGAGACGCAGTAACAGTTAAGGTATTCAACGGAACTGATAACGGCGGGACAGAAATTGCTAGAATACATCAAGCAACTAATGGACATTATAATTTAGAATATGATATGCACGGAGTTCTTTGTAGGAACGGTATTTTCCTAGAAATAACAGAAGCCGGAAGTTCTACTGCTAACATTTCAGTAGAGTTTAATTGAGGTTTTATTATGGCGGCACTAAGTCAAGATACAAGATTGATTATGACAATTTTATTTGTCGGAACAGTTAGCGGAGCAAATGTATATTTCTACTCCGCATATGGATTAAACTTCCCATATGGAGCATTAGCACATTCTGTTTTATTTGGTCTTATTACAGTAGGGGGAATAATGGTTATGAAAGCACTATTCGACTTGTCACTCAATGACAAGATAGAAATTAGATTGTTGGATAGACAGATAGAAAACCACTTCCAAAGACTACAAAGAGAAGAACAAATCAAGGCTAAACTTCAAGAAAGCATGAGGCAATTTGGAACGGCTAGAAGAGATAGTTGGAGAAACAATGTAGTAGCGGAAGAACCTACCGCTACCTTTGAAGACAACACTATCAGTAATGAGTTCCTAGCAACTATACAACAATAGGTTGTGATTAATTGGTCTTTGGAGACATAATGGGCTTTAGTGAGTCCGACTATGTGTATAATCAAAGTAGGGCGCATTCAGCAGATATGTTTTTTATTAAAATGAAAATGTATTTTTGGGGAAGTTGTTTAGCACTATCCGCTTTTCTAGTTGGTAATATAATGGGAGTCTTTGACATTAATATAATGGGTTGGATTATAGAGAGGGCTAAAGATATTTGGGGGCATTAAATGTCCATAATGACAGGCTTTGCTATATTAGTAGGTGAAGCAATTATAGGATTTTACAAAAGAGTCCATGCAATTAACTTTGGAGTCTATGGTTCTACAATGGTTGGTAAAACAACATTAAGCCACCAACTTAGAACAAGAGGGGAAGTCCCTACAATAAATGATAGAACAGTTGGTTTACATAGAGCCACTAGAAAGAATGTAAAAATTGATGGAGATTCTCATACAATTAAAAGTGCTGACTTAGGAGGAGAAGCAATTTATTGGAAAGAATGGGTTAAAGATATGCAAAAGCGTAGAGTAAGATATATTATTTTTATGATAGACCATAGGCATTTAGATTCTCCTTCTAATTTAGACCATCAGTTAGCATGGAAATTTTTAGTAGATACTATCGTAGCAGAAAGGTGGCCTTCGGGTAGAAAGAAAAAAGAAGTAGACTATCCTATGGCAGTTGGTATATGGGCTAACAAATATGATATGTGGGGAGAGAAGTATAAAAGCGAAAGACCCATAGACAAACATGAAATATTTGAACCGTTTACATATGGGATGAGGCAGTTGAATGACAAGGGAATACCTTGTTTTAAATATATAGTATCAGCAAAGTCCGACCCCGAAATGGTGTATAAAGGAATAACTACTATGATAAAGGATTATTGATATTATGTGGTTTAATTTGCTAAAGTCTGTTAGAAGATTTGCTTTATCTAAGAATCACAAAATAGAAAAAAGAACATATGAATTAAAACCTGTTTCTAATAAGCCTCGCTCTATTAGTGGGGGGCAAACGGGGTTGTGGTATTCTTTTACATTAGGTGCAGGGGGTTGGCTATCAAGAACCTTATATGATTATGGTTGGATAGACAAATATAATTATATCTTAGAATTAGATGTGTCTAATGTTAAAATTTTAAAAATAAATGGTGAAAAACAACTACAAGACTTCGATGATAAATACGGAGTTAAAACAAAAACATTTGGAAATGAAATAAGATGGGTTAAAAACCCTACTAAACCCGAATTACCCGCAGTGACAGAAGACTACGATGGTATTGAAATTAGAAATGTTGATTATAATTGGCATAAACTTTATTGGCCCGATAGTTGGGATATGGATTCGGGTTGTATTTGGAATGTTAATAATGTTAAAGTTAAAAAAGTTAAAGAAGTAGAAGAAAGACACCGAAAAGAAAGCGAGAGAATAAAGCGAGAAAGAAGAGAACTTTACGAGGATGATTAAAGATGTATCAACAACCGAATTTAATACAGACGCAACAAGCGAAGAATGCTTTTTTACCCAAACTGCAACAATATAGAGCAGTTGGGCCAATTGAGGACTACAAATATGATGCACTAAAACCAAAGAAACAAATGAAAGAAATAAGAAAAGTATTACTACCGGAGAAGAAAAAGATTCTTTTCTTAAAATACGGCTATAAGTTTAACTTTAAAGATAGATGCGTAGTATGTGGAACTCATCATGTTTGGGAGTCCGGTGATTATCTAAGACCACCAATACCATTAGACAAAGTAGAGAAAGGTAGGCCACTGAGAGGAACTTATTGTCAAAAACACGCAGCAATTCATAAACAAATGGAAATGCTACAACAACAAATATTGGCTGATGAACACGGCTTAGATTTTAAAGCATTTATTCCTAAAGCGAAAATGCCTTCTATGTTAAAAAGACAACAATTAAACACATTAACTAAAGAAGATGTTATGAGGCTGACTAGCATGGGGTGGACTATAACGCCACCAACTCCGGCTAAAGATGCAGAAACACAAATGGCAGAAATAGTTAGATTGACGGCGGAAATACAATTAAATACAGAAAGGATTAATTATCTAATTAAAGGAGAGCAGGGTGAGTAATATGGGGATTTTAGGAACAAGTAATAGCACAGTTTTAGGGGCAGTTCAACAACAAAGCGACCAACAATTTAAGAATGTAAATAATTTACTTTCTTTACAAGATAATCATGTTGAAGAGTTCTTTCAATATCACGGTCAAATGTTTTTGACACAGATGGAAAAACTCATGGAAGATGTTGTAGAAAGAGTAGTTAGTAAGATGTTGGCTAAATTACAATTCACAACTGATTCTACAACAGGAATGTTAAAGATTCATAATGATGCTATGAGAGAGTTTGAAAAGATTACTCAAGAAAACATTGAGTTAGATATACAAAGAATACTAGACGCTGCGATTAATACAGAAGTTGTTAATCAAAGAAAATTGGCGAAGCAACAATACTTAGAATCACAAGGATTTAGTGGAGGAGCAGGACAAATGCCTATGCAACAGGCATCAGCAGGTATGGCAGTAGCGGGACTAACAGGTAATGTTCAACAATATCAACAAGTACAAGGGGCTATGAATAATGGTAGTGGTTATCCTATTCCACCATCGGGAACTGACAATTATGGTAGGCCATATTGGATAGATGCTCAAGGACAAATGAGTTATGAGCCACCTTCAAGCGGTTTAGGTTTAGGTAGTGCCATACAGAAAGGTGCGGCTTGGGCTAAATGGTTAATGTGAAGGTGATTTTTTTGAAAGTCATTATAAACGGTGTGCCTAAACAATGGAATAGTGACATAGCAAATGATGTTTTTTTGAAATATATCTTAAATAATATTTTAGATATAAAGGTCGGAATAAGAAAGGCTAATAATAACATCGATGATAACTACGAGTGGGATAATTTAAAGAAAGTAAATCAAGGCAAAGCGAGAGAATATAAAAAAATATACAAACAAGCCCTAGATAAAATCAAAGATACTACTTTAAAAGAACTATTAGGAAATAAAAAAGTTAAAAAAAGATTTAATTCTGTCAAGTTAGATGATAGAATTATGGATTATAAGTTGAATGAACTTACTCCTAGCACTTTGAAAAGAATGTATGAGTTCCCACTAGACTCTAAAGAAACAAAAGTCCAATTAAAGAAAGGAGTTGAAGATTATGATTCTTACTTTGATGATTTGTATAATATAACAACTGATGCTGATAATATTAAGCGAGTTAAAATAGATGAATTAAACAAATTCAAAGATGGAGATAAATTCAAAACCTTAGTTAATTTAGGATTTACTAATATTAAACTTGCAGAACCCTACACAAAAACTTCCGGTGATTTGGCGGAACAAGGAAAAAACCCACAGTTAGGAAAAGACACTCCTTCGGATTTAGTTTCTACACTAACAGACCAAGTTATTCCATTGGTTGTAGAAACTATGGGAAGCAGAAGAACTGTTACCCCAACAAGCGCAGTAGACCCAATAGTTGTTCAATTAGGTAAAAAATATGAAGATAATAATAAAGAAGAAGTTGCTAAATATAGGCAAATAAAAAATCTTGAAAAAAAATTAAGGAATGAAATAAATAGAACATTCAAAACTGAATATCGAAAAATGTTACTTGATTTTGAAGATGAAAAGGAAAGAGAAATAGATAGAAAATTAGATGAAGTAAAAGATAAAAAGGGAAAAGAAGTAAATATAGTTAGACCTACACTTAAAGACTTAGAAAAAGAAGCCAAAAAACAAGAAATTTCTAATAAACTAGCAACAGAATTATTTGATTTTCAAAAAGAAGTAGAAAAACTAATAGGAGAAACAGGGCTTACTTTGGCTAATATTTTTAGAGGGACTTCTTCACCGGAATTACTTGGCGACAAAAAAGCAAACTCGATAGACAAGTTTCAAGAATTTACTTATGAGGATTTTTTTGATGGCAAGGATAATATTTTTGAAAAGTCACCTGCATTAGAAACTAAAACAAAAACAATTATTAATGCTAAAAAAGAAGAAGTAGAAAAAATGGAAAGTGAATTTTATAAAAAATATAAAGATGCTCCTAGTAAGTTTAGTAGTGACGACGGAAAAAATTCTTTTGAAAAAACAAAAGATTTCTTAAAAAAAAGATTAAAACCATACTTGAATGATTTGGAAAATGCGTATAAAATTGATTTTGAAGTGGAAAAAACAAAAACAAAAAAATCAACTAATTATAAAATAAAAAGATTATACGCTACTCCTACATCTATAATATTTCAAGGAGGAAGTTTCAATCCTAAAAAGAAAAAAACTCGTATTATAGAAAGTAGAGTAGATATTTCTCATTTAAACACATTTATAAATTCGATATTAAGTAGAGTAAAAACACTAGAGGTAGGTATTTAAAATGGCAATAGCATCATCCCCAAGCGACTATACATCTATTGATGTTGATTATTCAACAGGAAAAGGTTTCTACACTGATAAAGATGCAGTATCGGATATGCTACAAGTTCCTGCATTTTCATCTTCTACTTATCCTAGTCAAGCCCAAGTTGGTAAAATTATAAAAAACATAGAAGGTATTGTTGATGATAAAGTAAAGAGGTCATACAGACCTATTATTCATAAAGACGAGTTCCATGATTTTGAATTTGTTAGACACCCAATGCAAGCATACTATGGTGGCTATGTTGGATTTATACAATTAGCCACAATGAAATTAAAGAAAGTAATATCTTTGAAAGTTTGGCAAGGCAATAGTTATCAAGAGTTGGCTTCGGCTCAAGCAAGCGTCACACTAAACCCCGATAGTTTTCAACATCTTAGAAAAATAACTTTACAACTTCCTAATAGTGGCGATACCTTTGAGTTGTTTTTTCAAGGGGAAGGAACTATGTCGGCACATAATACATTTGATAGTAGATTCGGTGCAAAGACAACTGCTAGGGATATTTGCCATTTAATTAATGAAGAGTTTCCTGCTAATACTGCTCAATTTACAGGGGCTAATAGAGAAAAAGAAAGAACTTCTTCACCTAATAATTTAAGCATAAGTGATTTCTTTTATGCTTCTATTGACCCCGATAATGGATATAAGATTAATATTTCAAGTTTGTTAGCAGGAGAAGATGGTTCGGGATGCACAATAACACTTACAGATAAAGCAGGTCAAGATTCACAATCAACTTCGGAAGCATTTACAGATATGCAAGACATGAAAAGATTGGGTAGTTTTTGGAGTATTAAAGATGATGGAAGAATATTTTTCCTAAGAGATTATCCATATCACACTCAAAACTCAATTATAATTACTTATGTTGCGGGTTCTTCAAGAGTTCCTTCGGCTATACATAAAGCAACTACAATGTTAGTTGCGGCTGAATTGTTAAGACATGACGACCAAACAATAATGATTGCTGAAACAGGCGGTAATATTTCAACTAAAGAAAAATATGATATTCTAACAAAAGAGGCTATGGATATACTGAAAGGAAAGGGAGACTTAGTTTATTTACTTGAGTGATTTGTATGCAAGAAATACAGATGTTCAAGAAATTTTTAGAAATAGAAATGGAAAGACAAAAGGCTATGCAAGAATTATCGGAAGTATTAGGAATTGATGTATCGTTTAGCAATAAAGAAATAATAAAGAATGCTCAAGAAAACTTTAGCAGGGCTTTATCTCAAAAAATAAGTGATGATTTTAAAAAAGCATTGAGGCGATAATATGGATGAAGTAAGTTTACTTATTGATTTAGTCTCTACTAATTGGAGTTCTTCTGTTACAACATTAATTAGTGAAGGAAAAATAACTGCCGACCATGCAGGAACTCCTAACTTTGTTGATGTTAGAACATTAGATAAGAATAGAGGAGTTAGATATGATTTAACGGCGAAAGATGTTATAGTATTCTTTGAAGACTCTCAAAATATAGAATATCCAACAGTTCATTTTGATGTAAGAAATGAAACCTATTCATTTACAATGCACATGAGAACCATACATGATGAAAGAGCCGGAACAGATGCCGCCTTTGGTAAAGATAGGCTAAAGGCTTTATACTTGATAGCCCGTCATACGCTTGAGCGAGGTCGTAAGGGATATACTGCAAGTGATGGTTCTAAGTTTAATCAAGTGTTTGTAGGTTCAAGAAGCGAGAGCAACGATAGAGCAAAGAGGTTATTCGGATATAAATTAACAGTAGAAGCAAAACGATTCGCATTAAGTATTCCCTAGTAAGTAAGTAAAGGAGAGGGGAGATAAGCATGACAAATACAGATATATTTTTAGGAAGTGGAGCAAGTTTAACATTCATACCGGAGTTAGACTTAAAGATTATTTTAGACAGTTCAAGTTCAAGCACTCAATTAGTTGCTGATGCTTTATGGAGTGACAATGTAAGATTGGTTGAAGACTTATATGTTGGTTGTAAGGTTGACTTGTATGATAATGGAACTTATGTTTCAACACATACTGTTTCATCAAATGACACAACTTCTTTTACTATAACCCCCGCACATACTTTAACTATACAAGATGCAACAGATTTTATTGTATTACATGCTTATGGAACACCCGCCCCTACTACTAAAACAGGCTCGATTGCTAGATTAAGTGCTGACAATTGGCTAGGTATTTTAGAAACTGCAACCTTCCCAAGTGTTGAGGTTGAGATGAAACAACTCAATCTTTCATTAGGAGGAAAAAGAAATTTTACTCATCAATACAAAGGTATCGAAACTTCTAGTGGTGGGAATTTAGCATACATTACAAATCATGGAGCATGGTTATATTATGCGCTAGGACAATGTTCTAAGGTTAATGCTACATTTACAGGTTCAAGTTCATTAGACCCTGCAACTCCACCTTATACTGCACATGCTAATAATGTTCATTATTTAGATATTGGAGAAACCGCTACCGCTAAAACATTTAGCGATACTTTAGAAGGACACACTTCAACAGGCCCTATATTTTATAGAACTGCCACTGATTCTTCATTTATGATACCTCCTGTAGCGCACCAAGATACTGCTACACATTTTGCATTACTTACATTACCTAGTCACAATGCTTCGGGTGTTATTCAAGACCCAATCAAATATACATTTGCAGAAGCAAACGGAGAAGACTTACCTTCTTTTGCTCTTGAACAAACGCTAAGTAAATTAGAATCTTCCAATACCTACAATACAGAAACGACGGCGGCTTCCGAGTCAAAGAATTTTGTTAGAATAGCAAGAGGCAATAGAGTCAATACATTAACTATGACGGCTAATGAAAATGAAGAAGTTAAAATGACTATGGATTTAAACACTAGAACAGTTCATACTCTAAAACAACAAGAAGCATACCAAGCAAGAGGAGGAAATTCAGATTTAACCAACACAACTCTATTTAATTATGGTAGCGGCTCAAATACTTTAGCAGCAACAGGGGCAGAATCGCTAGAGCCATTCTTTTTCTCAAGTGGTTCTTTTAGTATATTTGGACAACAATTTTTGAAGATAACTAATTTTACTTTGACAATCAACAACAACCTACAAGACAAGAGATTTTTAGGAATAGGAAATAAAAAGATAAAAGACGCTATACCTGCTCAAAGAACATATGAAATTTCTTTTACCGCTATGATTACTGATGATAAACTCTATGAAGAATTAGTTGGGGTTAATTCACAAACAGAAGAAATTGCCACCGATACAGTAGCGAATGGTTTATTAAATTTAGAATTTGATAAAGACAATGGAGAGAAGATAAAAATACAATTGAAAAATTATTTCTTAAGTGCGGCTAATGTTACTATTCCCGACGACAAAGGGCCAATTACTATTGAAGGAACAGTAATGCCGAGAGACTTACATTTGTGTGAAGTAACAACACATTGGGTTTTACAGGGGTGATTCTTTGGATAAAAGAGAAAAATTAAGATTAAAGGCTTTAGCGGAAAAACAAGAAAAGGCTAAAGCAAAAAAGAAGGCTAAGGAGGAGAAAAAGAAAACTCCAATAGCCAAGTGATTAAATTCCACCAACACCGTTTGTTTGTTTGTTGGTTTTGAAGGTGGATAATATGACTGAAAAGAAAGTAATAAAAGATAAGAATGTGCTATTCGCACTACAAGAGCCTACGCTACACTATGTTAAAGTAGCACCCGAACAAGAAGAATATCTAAAAGTGTGGGTAAAAGAACCTACATGGCTAGAGGCTGAAAAAGCCATGAATAGTGTTATGAAAATAGACACTAGAACACAAAATGTAGATATTGATATTAACGCCATGTATCGTTATATGGTAGAGAATTTTATATCTAAAACAGAACCCTCACTCTCAACACTTGATATGCTAAGGCTAAGTCCTTATGTTGGCAATCAATTAAAAGAAATCCTACCTAATCCTATGAATGTTTTACAGGAGGATGAAGAAAAAAACGAGTGATTGAGAATGCTATTAAGGGGAAGGGGACTACTCCCGAAACAGTATTCTTAATTATGACTTATACATTGGCTTCGGCTTTATCTATAAGTCCACTAGAAATTTATAAAATGCCATCAAGTTTAGTGATGGATTTATTGAGAGTTCATTTTAGTATGGAAAAGATTAAACATGACGAGTTAGAGAAAGCAAAAAAGAACGCAGGTAGATAACATGGCCGAGAATGAAGTCGAAAAACTCGCAGATAGTCTTGGTAGTCTTAACGATGTTACTAAATTAGCGGATAAGGGTTTTCAAGGCTTCACAAAAAGAATTATTGGATATTCTAAAGCAACAAGTGACGCTGGTAAAAAATGGACAATTTTTGCTAGGCTTGTTTCCGGTAGTCCGTTATGGAGACTACAAAATAAAGTAAGAGCATTTGTGGATATATTGGCACAAATAGAAGAAGCATCTAAGAAAAATACTCTAGCCGCTTCTAAGGAACAAAAACAACTTATTGATTTAGTTTCCTCGCATGGAAAACTCACAAAAGAATTAGTCGAAGTAAATAAAGTAAAAAAACTAATACAGGAAGGAAGTCAGCAAGCCGCAGTTGATATGCTAAAAGAAAATAAGGCTATGCAAGAAGCAATAAAAGGAACTGCCGCATATGCCAATGCTAAACTAACAATGAAGAGTGTGGATGAACAAGTATTAGCAGGAATAGAAGAACTACTAGATAAAGGGGTTCAGCAAAGTAAAGTGTTTGAGGCGGCACAAAAACAAGCAATTTTTGATGAAAATTTAGAATCAAAAGCAGGTAGAGGTAAAATAAAATCCGGTATTCGCTCTCAAGAAAGGGCATTAAAAGAAGAGTTCTTTTTAACTAAAAAGAAACCACAAGCAACTACTCAACTTGAAATATTTAAAGAGATAGAAGATAAGATTTCCGCTACTCTTAGACTAGGAGAAAGACGGCAAAAATTTCAAGAAAAAATGGCTAAAAAAACTTTAAAATATAGAAAAGGGATGATTGGTCTTCAAAAAACTATGAAGCCTGTTCTTAATTATGCCTTTAAAGTGTTAATAATGCTAATGCTTGGAATTATGGGATTCTTGGTATTGGCTAAATTTATCCATGATTCATTAGGAATACTACAAGATTTGGGAGTAATAGATGATATAATGAGAATAGGGTCATTAGTATTAGATAATGTTATGTTAATATTTAGTATGATAGGTGCTTTATTATCGGGAGATATTTATACATTTTTAGACTATGCTTTAGAATTTGTTGATAATTTATTATTAATAGGATTGAATTTGCTTGGAGTAGTATTAAAAGGTCTATTGGCACTAGCAATAGGGGTGTTTTATACGGGATTAGACCTCATTCATAAATTCTTAACCGACGAACAATTTAGAAGCACAGTGTTTAAAATAGCGAAGAAAGCCTTATTTATCTTTTTAGCAGCCTATGTAGTGAAACAAATAATGATTCAAATGCTAACAGTAGTTGCTATTTATGCTCTTCCCGCTTTAATGATTCTTGGTCTTACTGCTTTGCTTTTTGCAGTAGTTAAAAAATTAGGTGACATTATAAAAGACACTTTCAAATTAGACTTTTTTGCTAACGGAGGAGTTTCGGGAGGCGGTATGGCAGTTGTTGGAGAAAGAGGGCCGGAGTTAGTTAATTTACCAAAAGGGGCTAGAGTTCATAACAATAATGAAAGTAAGAAAATGGGCGGTGGTGTAGTGAACAATAATGTTAGCGTTACAATAAATGCCAAAGATACTTCGGATGCTGAACTTAGAAGAATAGCGCAAAAACTAGCCGATATGATAACAGGCAAATTGAATAGGAGAACTTCTTCTAGTGGATTTGTAAGGTGATGATATGAGTTATGTATATTTAAAACTACAAAGTTTTTCGGGTAGTGATTTGAACATTAACACTATACCTCTTAAGGCTAATTCGGTTTCTATATCAGTAAGTAAAACAATCCCTGCATTTCCTATTCCTTTGTCCGGTGTTGCTACGGGTGAATCAATTACTGCTGCTTTAGATTTAGGAATGGCTCAAAAGACAGTATCAGTTCAAGGAATTATATTAGACCAACAAATCAAAAAAACACATGATGGCTCAGAAACAGATGTTGTTTTTACCGCACATGAAATTGCTCAATTAATAGCGTCGGGAGTAGATTCGACAGGATTTGCAGAAAACCAAGCATTTAATGAATTAGTAGTTTTAATGCCTTCTTTTGTTGATTCAAATTATGTTCAAAGAGGAGGCATTGATACGGCAGATAGAGAAACAGGGACTTTAGTTCCATTTACCTTTGCTTCAAGAGGAGAGAATAATGCTTTAGATAATGTAGGAGTTCCTGCAAAAATATCTTCATTTCCCGATGCACAAACAGATACAGGATTGACAGGATTCATTAGAAGTTTTAGTTGCGATATAAGCGGAGAAACTTATGAGTTATCCTTTAGTTTAGAATTTGAAACGGCAATTATTATTCCATAGGTGATAGCATGTATGATGTTTTGGTGGGTAAACAAAGGGGATTAATATTCCCCGTTATGTGTAATGCTCATGTTAAAATAGATTATAGCGACAATGTTCCTTCTACAACAGATAATATAAATTATGGAATTTGGGCGCATACAGGTTCATTTACTTTTGAAAGTATATTGACTCCTTATGACATAAATGGAGTAGGGCAATACTCGGCTACTTCAAGACCAAATACAACTTCTACACAAAAAGTAATTCCTAGTGTTATATTTAGTAGTGCTAATAGTGCTAATCATCAAAGTGAAGATTACCTAACTCAAAGTGCTAGGCTAACCCATGAAATGAGAATATTTTCTAGCACTAATTTTTATGTGTCTTTGCTAAACTCGACACTACATAATGAAAATCAACCTGCTGAATATAAAATTAAAGTGGGTTTGAAAATAGGAGGAACTGATTATACCGCAACAACAGATAATGCAGTTATTACTTCTACTACCGGATTTACTCATTTTTATACTTCGGACACATTAGAAGGATTTGACACCAACAGTAGACAAACACATGTCATTGGTGGAACTACTGATGGCACTAATAGCACTACAACAGTTCCGGTTGCTTCTACTGCTAAGTTTCATGTAGGGCAAGAAGTATTTACAAGAAATGAATTTACATTTACATCTTTAGGAACTATCGCTTCTATCAATTCCGGTGTTAGTATTGTTCTAAACACTGCTCCCTCTAGTAGTATAGGTAGTGGAACAAAAATATTCATATCGTCTTATAAGAATCCTTCTTACATTGAAAATCAATATCATATTGCTTGTTGTTATAATGATATAACAAAAAACATCTATATTTATTTAGATGGAAAACTTGAAAAAAGCCAAAGCATAGATGTAAGTTCTAATTTTTCTATGGCGCAGGAAGATTTGTTTATTGGTTCTAACGACAATCAAGGAGTAGGAGAAGATAGTGCTACGGCTAACAAACAGTTTATGGGAGAACTACATGAAATGTGCATGACTACAACAATAAGAAATAAATTCTTAATTAATAATTTATTACCTAGTTTAAAAGATACTTTATTTTATTTTAGATTTGAGGAGATAGACGAATGACCGAGATAGTAGCCATTTCTTCTAGCCCAAATACTGTTGTTTTAACAGGAACTACTGCCGGAACAGGTAGTGCGGTTATTAGCAATTTAACCACTACGAATTTATTTGTTGGGATGAAAGTTTCGGGAACAGGAATAGCCGATGGAAGCATAATTACTTCTATTAATAGTGGGGCTAATACGGCAACAATGAATAAAAATTCTAATGATGCAATAACTACTAGTAGGTCTTTTACATTTACAAAGACCGCATATCTTTGTCCTACTAATCCAATGCTTTATGTTTTTGATTCAGCACTAACTACTAGTAGATTAAATATAGCAATTACTCCCGAAAGCACAGGAAGCGTTGTATTAACTCCATTAGGAAGAAGCACTTTAGCCAATTGCACCATTACACAAAACAGTTCTTTGATTTCATTATCAAGTGGCAATACAGACGATTTATTTGTTGGACAAAGTATTCATCATTCTAAATTACAAGATGATACTACTATTGACAACATACTTTCCTCAACTTCATTCACCATTTCTAAAAGGGCAACAGGCACTACTGCAAGCAGTCAAACTGTTGTTCTAGGTTTAGAATATGCTAACTTAGCAACGACAGATGGCTTTAAAATAAAATGTTATGATAATACTAGTGATACAGGAGTTAGAATAAATAGTTGGAATGAAGATACTCATTATTTATTCGCTATGATTCATTCCGATGATTTTTCAAAACATCATTTTGTTAGAGTCACAGAAAAATTAACTCAAGATGTAGAGGGAGATGCTTTTGAATTTGAGCCAAAATTAGGAAATGAAGTGGCTAATGGAGTTAAATTTAGATTGTTTTCTTTTCCTATACCAACTAGTAATCATCCATTAGTTATAGGGGCGGGAATTAAAAATAATCCAACCTTTGAATTACATTGTGCTAGGCCACTATTTTATTTCTTTAATGAATATTTAGATAAAAAGAATGAATTAGACCACGACATAAAGCACACTATCATGTTCAAAGAAGGAGACTATGTTTCTAATGCTACTGAAACATTGGCAATAGATAGCCACTTTACTACTAAAGAGGACTTTGGAACTACAATAATTGATTATAGCAACTTCACTCTAAAAACTAAATTAATAGATAAACTAAAAGAACAAGATAATCCAACCACTCATACAAGTAATGAAGGCAATACAATTTTAGACTATACTCCATTTACAAACGACGCTTGTTTTACTAATGCTAGAAGAGATGATAACGATACAATAACTGATACTGCAAGTCAAGACTACAATGGACAATACAGATATGTTTCTTACGGTTATTCAAAGGATAAATCAAATCTATCTTATAATGTAATAGATTGTGTTTTAGAAGAATCATTTGGTGAAAAAGGAAGTTTGGCAGAAATAAAAATAGCAGACCCTTATAGAGTATTACCAAAGAAAATAAAAGAAGGAGATTCTTTTAGAGTTAAACAACAAGTTTTTAGAGGCGACTTTAACGAATTTAAATCGTTTGGGGCAAAGATAGCAACAACTCCTTCTTCGGCTGCTACTTCTTATACAGTGAGAACAGAACATAATCTTACAAATTTTTTAAATGCGGGTGATGAAGTAAAGGTAGGTAATTACATCTATTATGTATCTAGTATTACTGCTGACTTTAGCGGCGGAACACAAACATTAGTTCTTGAGGCAAAAAGAAGATTAGAAACAGAATCGATTGTTTCTAGTGCAACATATACTTTACAAGCGGAAGATGAATTATTAAGAAGAGCCTACAATAAAAAAGACAAAACATTACTAACTGACTTTAAAGGAATTAATGATAGAAAACAAGATGTATTTATAAAAATGCTATCAAAGAATTTTTCATTCCTATATGCTTCTGTATCTAATATAGATGAGAATAAAAAACTACTAACTCTAAGTTTTCCCGATAAAGCATATTTTGACTCGGATGGAGGAACTTCAAATGAAGAGTCTTACCATTCATTAGGAAATTCTTTAGATTATATGCTAGGAAAGTATTCAATTAATTTACAAAGGTTTGATGGAGAGATTGAAAAAATCGAAGAATACAAAGAAGACGGTTTAACACAAATGGTAATTATAGGAAGAAGTAATATTAGAAAATTAATTTCACCTATCATAAATAAAAATGCTTTATTTTCGGAAGATATAATTTACTCATCACAAAGCCCTTACAATAAGTTAACATCAGCAGGGGCTAATTTTACTTGCACTTTTAATAGTCAAACAATTACTGCTTCTACTAGCATAACTCTAGCAACGGGAGATAAAATACACATCAAATTTCCAACAGGTATGATGAGTTATGTTGGTGAAATATCTTCGGGAGCAACAGGAACTAGTTTTACATTGGTAGATTTTCCAAGAGCCGAAGGAACTACTATGGCAGGATTCAAAGAATCGAACACTAATTATGTAATGAATAAAGCCCTTGCTAGTAATGCTTATGTTCAATCTTCTACTAGTTTAGGAGGCACTTCAAACAAAGGACTATTTTTTAAGTCGGGAACAAAATTAGATTCTTCGGGATTAGAAACAACAGACTTAGTTGGAACTAGTCATAGCACTCATCAAGACGCATTAGGTTATAATATAAATGAAGTAAAAAGAATGAAAAGTGACCCTTACTTCCAAAGCACATTAGAAAGTTCTACTTTCGACACAATAAATACTCTTATGGATTTTGAAATAGTTAAAACAAACACCGTAGGAAACTCAACACAAGTGACATTAGCACCTTATGTTCCTTTAACACTAGGAAGAGTGGACATTAATTATGCTAACACTAATGATACAACTTTTTCGGAAAACAATTTGGGTAAATTAACCAATGATATGTCTATTGCTAGAAAACACATTGAAGTGGACTCGGAAAGAGTTTTGTCTAGTATTAATGAGATTAGAGGAAATAGAAATTTGCATGGTAAGCCTATTTATATCAATGGTAAATTTTTAGCAAATATTGTTCAAAGTGTTAAGAACTTTGAAACTACTATAAGCACAACTACAAATGGTAATACTACTTTAACTGCTAATACAGATAATTTATCTAATGGTATGGAAATAGTCAATGGAACTCATTCGGGAATACCTAATGGAACAACAATATCTTCATTAGGAGAAACAAGCCTTACAATGAGTGCTAGTGCTACTAATAGTGCTACCGACACTACTACACAATTTACTTTACCTTCAACACAAACTAGAATATATTTAGATAGAGAAGTGGGAGTTGTTTCTTTAAGTGGCTCAACTATATCAAGCGATAGTGTTGTTGCTATGACCTCAACAGAAAAAATATTTGTTGGTATGGGTATTAGTGGAACGGGAATACCGGCCTCAACAACCGTCACTAAAATAAATAGCAAAACAAAGATAACCATAAGTGCTAATGCAACTGCCACAGGAAAAAACACATTTACTTTTGTTCTCAAGGCGGGTATGTATGTCGATAAACTTAGAGGACATGCAAATGAAGATGTTTCAGTATTAACAAAAGCAACAACTGAAACAAAAGAAAGTTCTAAATTAACACATGAATTGAATTTTATAAATGCTGCACACCTGCATGGTGCTAAAACAATAGGGCTACTTCATCCATTACTAAATACTGCGGCGACTAACAACGCTTGTAGTTTGTTAAATTATCCTTTATCCTATGAACAACCGTTTAGACAAAGATTGACTAGTGGCGGTAGTTCTGCTTTTTGTGCTAGTTATGATGGAACTTCTGCAATTATAGATGAAGTTCCTAAATCCTCACAAGAAGTCTATGGGACTCCTATGTATAGATTATTAAATATAGAAAAAGGAAATTACAATAAGTCCCTGCCCAAAGTTGTATATTCTACAAACATACAATATTATTTAGAAACTCTAAGTAACATTAAATATTATGCTAGTGCATATAGATTTAATGCCGGATATTACATTGATGGAATTGATGAACATAATATTATTGGAACAGATATTATGGGGTTGATTTGGACAGGAACTAATTTACTAGAAACATATAGTGGTGATGCTCATGTTGACTATGAAAATGTGCAAAATATTTCTGCAAGTAATCCCGATGTAAATAGCCTTGAAGTTCCTAGAGTTGGACAAAAAGTAGTTGCTAGTAATATTCCCTCTAATACCTTTGTGACCTCCATTACCTCAAAAACAGGTTCTTCGGGTTCTTATGTAGGGGAAGTGATTTTGTCTAATAATTCAACGGGTAATTCTAGTGCGCTTGATGTTGAAGCGGATTATTTTTCATTTGACAATAAAAGAATCCCCGAATCTAGGGGCTATGTATCGTGTATGGGAAGTAAGTTTTTTGATATGAAAACCCTAGAAAAAAAATCATATGAAATTATAGAATTACCAAATTTAGTACCGACTCAACACAACGCTAGATTTCATCAAGGAAACTACCCAATAGTTCTTTTACCTCCGAATCCAATAGTTGCCGAAGAACAAAAAACAAACACCATTACATTAGCGTGTGATACTAACGGCAATACTACTTTAGATGGTTTTTCGGACACCGGAAGATTAAATGTAGGTATGGTAATATCGGGAACTGACATTCCTACGGGAACTACTATTACTGCGATTTCTTCATCTTCGGCCATAACAATGAGTGCTAGTGCAACAGGCTCTAATACTGCTGATAGAACATTTACTGTTACTACTAATTTACATAGTCCATTAACAGTAAAAGATAGATTAGAGCATATTGATTCTAAAGTTGCTAGAATGTTTTTGTTCTCTAATTGTGACCTTTTACCACATTCTTCTACTAGAAAAGATAGCATTATGTATAAGAACGCCAATAGAGATTTAACTAAATACAATGTAATGTTTTTAGGTAAAGAAACTGATTCTTTAGACAATGAAATAAAAGATAATATTGTTGGAAATACTAACCCAATAACTAGGTTAGACAGTTCATATACTTCTAGTGCTATATCTTCCGTATCGGATTCATCACCACAATTAAAAGACTTGAAGAGATTTAGCATAATGAGATTAACAGAGGTAGTATATGATTTTGCCTTTAATCAATTTGACCCCGAAAATCCTCCATCAAATGAACAAGTAATTCCTTCCTTTGACTTACCTAACTACGAAGTAACTAGATTGATGCACTCAGGAGTTAGTAATAAAGGTCTTTATATTGATAGCATATCAAGCAAAACAATTAATTTACAAGATAATCAAAATGCTTCACAATCTGCTGAATCTGTTATTAATACCGGAGCAGCAGTTGGAGATATTTTAATAGATGGTGAAGGTAGGTATATAGGAGTAATTGCTTCTTTTGGGACTAATAGCATAACATTAGAAGAAGTTCCTCATAAAACAACGGTAAAGTCGGATGGTGTAAGCACAGAACACAAAGATTACACACTTAATAGAGCAGGTAGTGTGCCTACTAGTTCTTCTAACTCACCATTATATTATCTTAAAGCAAATAATATGCAATCTGCTTCGCCAAATAATAAAAGAGGACATGCAGTTGTTAGAGGATTGGCTACAACAAATAGATTTAATGACATGAGTTTTGGTATTCATTTGCTAAAAAGTGCCGTTATGAGAGGTATTGCCGAACAATCCTCCGGCTCACAAGTCACAGGAACTCACCTAAACAGGGGGAATCATAGTGCCGGTTTTGGGGGAGATGATTCTAACGAAACCGATACTACTTGGTATACAGAAGTTGGTAATTTTGCACATGGAGAAGGATATGATTATGTTAGTTTTATTGGAACTGAAAGCACTAATAATAATGGATTAGGTAGTAGGTGGCACGACATTAATTTATGGCTTCCAATAAACTTAGGATATAAGCCAAATATTTTTCAAACTTCTAGGAATCAAACTAGAAACCTTTCTAATAGTAGTTCACCGTTTCCTTTGATAACACAATACTTAGATACGGTTACTTCTGCCTTCACTTCCACTGCTGATAGCATAGGCATATCTAATTATAGTCAACAACAAACAAGTAATCTTCAAGCCAAAATAGCCGAATCAAAGGGTATATTATTACAGAACTTTAAACCCGTATTTCTTGATAGATTTAACATAGAAGGAGGTTCGGGGGCAAAAGCCGATATTGGAATGACAGGAACAAGAATAGCAAAAACAACTAAGACTACTTATGTAGCAAATGCTAATTATTATTCTACTAGAATAGGAATGTCTATGAAAAGAACATTTGCTAGTTCTACTCTTAGAAATAGTGGTTTCGCTATGAGCAAAACACCGGAGAGTGAAAGTCTAAACAGTAGGGATTATCAAAAGGATGCTGACGGTGTTTTCTACGGATTAAAACCATTAATCAAATTAGATTTTGGCTATCAATTACCCGATGTAGATTTTACTACCGGAACTAGTAAGGCGGAGGCAGTAATGAATGCCAACACACCGTTTATTATGGATGGTGCGGGTTTAAGTGATGCACAGTGCGAAAATTACCACACTAATGATAGGTCGGGTGCTACTTTTCATTATATTGTGACAGGAGAAAATCGCACTTCTAATGCTACAATCCCATTTGGAACGGCTATAAATTTCTTTACTTCAACAGTGTCTAGTAATACATATAAAGTTAATATGAACAAGAATGCACTACAAGCAACAACTGATAATGAAATAGTTGTTAGTAGGAATTTTGTAGGCACTAAAAAAGCAGCAAATAATACTAATGTTCATGTGTTTTATTTAACAGATAGTGACCTTTACAATCCTAACGATTCAGCAATATATCCCGAATTGCTAGGATATACTTTGAATCCATTATGGCTTAGCCAAGTAGATTTAACAGGTTGTTATTTAGTCTCGGAAGAAGGAAATCAATATTATAGAGATACAGGAATTTTGACTCCTAATTATAATGAAACGATTAGTTTTTCAAGAACAGGAACTCCTTATTCGGGAGGACACGGTATATTTGAAAGTAGTCACAGTGAAGTTCAAAGTATAAATGGCTTTACTCCTAGATATATTCTGTATATTCTATCACATGAAATAGACACTACTTCTGCTATTAGAAAACACATAATAACAGTTAGTGGTGAAATACCCGACCCTATTATGATTTCAAATATTGCTGACTCCGATGATACTAACAAAGGATGCTATCATAGAATGAACCACTATCAAAGAATAAAAGGTTTTAGAGTTATGCAACCTAATCATACTTGCTTTTATGATTTTAGCCCTAAGAAAATTAGAATAAATGAAATGTCTTCAAAATACACAAAACGACCCGATTCGGAACAAGTATATGGAAATATAAACCATTATAATTATCCCGATATGGTAGGGGATTCTACTAAGGAAGGTGACAACGAGGGTGTTTTATCTATGTATGTTATAGTTGACCCCGATAACCAAACTAATGACGGACATTTAGTGGTTAGAAACCCAAGTAATCTTAGAAATAATATTATACAAAATGAAACGACTAAGATGTTATTTAGCGATGGAGAAAATCAAAACCATACGGCAGTTGAATTTATAGATGAAGGGGATGATATAGGATATTATATTTCTTTAGAATCACAAGAAGAACTATTAGGAGTGGTTTCTGCTTCCGAGACATTTACTATTACTGTTCCACAACAGGTAGATAGTGGGGCTAAAAGAGCATTAATAGGAAGTGTTGTTAATATAGGAACTGATAGTGATTTACTAATCAATGATTTATTGGAAGACCAAAGCATACAATTCACATTAACTAAAAATGAAACATTCCCATTAATAGTTGCTCCTAATTTCAAGGGAGTAGAATTATACTCAGCGATTAAATTTTTAATGGGTAAAAAGAATAAAAAATTAATAGAGGATAGTAGTTCATTTTCTATAAAAGATGACGATAGTTCTTTCCAATCTAAGTTATTTTTAACTACAAAATCAACAGATAATGATATATTTAGTTATAAGAGAACTAAAAGTTCTTTTGATATTTTTAATGATATTACAGTCTTTGGAAGATTTCACAAAGCCGTTAGAAAAGAAATGAATAGTATTAAAAAGAAAGGTCTTAAGTCACTACAAGTATTTGAAGAAGAACTTGTTACTCAATCATCAGTAGATAAAAGAGCAACAGAACTTTTAAAATTACACAATGAACAAAACTTCAATTTAGACTTGGAAGTGGGCTATAAAAACATGTCACAATTGAAAGCGGGTGACATAATAACTGTTGAAATTCTTGAAGAGAATATAGCAAGAACAGAATTTTTAGTATTGAGTATCGAGCATACTCTTTCGGGAATAATGAAACTACATTTGGGTAAATACATCAAAGGACTAGAAGATAGATTTGCTGAATTAGCAATAGAAAATAGAAAAACCAAAAACAGATTAAATGAAGATTTAATCGATTCGGATAAAAACCAATTTAATTTCTTAGGAAAGGTAAAAATAAAACCAATAAAAACAGTAATTAGGAAAAAGACGGTGACCGGAGGATTCACCCTCAATACCTTTTCAACAATGCTAAATACAAGTGCCTCTCCACTTAACATAGGAACTACTACCTTTACCACACTTACGGAGGAAGAACATTGATAGTTGATAAATTACAATCTTTACTAGCCGACCAAATAGTAAGTTTGGTAAGTAGTGGAAAGGTAGGTCTTGGAGGCAATTCTACTTTTAGTTCTCAAACAGGTTTAGATATTGAATTAGCAAATGCTACAAGTACATCCGCTACAAAGTCGGATGAAAATGTAGTTCAAGTGAAAGTTTCAATTTCCGGTGGAGGAACATTAGCAGGTCAAGTACTTAGAGAAGTAGGTGTTTTTGATAGTAGTTCTAATATGTTAATTAGGCAAAATTTTGATGGCATTGGGCCTTTTGCTTCTAATGAAACAGTAGAATTTTTTATATTTTTGGAGGTAGAGTAGAATGACAAATGAACATAATCCACATCACTATTCGACAGTAGACAATGATGAAACTAGCATAGCACAAATAACAGACGATACAGATTTTCCCCATACAGGATTAATAAAAGCATTGAGTTTAGGAGTTAGAGGAAATTATGTGGTTAAGGGTTCGGCAACAGATTTTGACATTACTCAAGCAAGCAGTGGGAATGTTGTTGTTGTGAAATCCGGTAAAATATTCCGTGATGGTGCATTACATACTATCAATAACGGTAATGACACAAATTTTACTGCTAGTGATTTTAACGCAGTTGCTAATAATCATCATTTACTAGTTGCTCAAGCAAGCGATAATACTTTACAAATAAGAAAATTTGGAAGTTCTACCCCAAACAAAATACCTTCTTATGACGATGGAGATACGATAATTGCTATTATTACATACACAACAGGTTTCAATGCCATGAATGTTCAATTCTTAACAACAAGTAAAGTTGCTAACAATGTAAGTATTGGGTATGGAACTTCGGCTTATACGGAGGCTATGTCAATAAGTGCAAATGCCGGAGACACTACAATAGAAAATAAAGTAAGTAATAAAGATATTATTTTCAAAGTAAATGATGGAGGAACACCAACCGAAGTAATGAGAATAGATGGTTCTTCATCAAGAATCGGTATTGGTGAAATTACTCCCGATTCAATGCTACATCTAAAGTCTGCCTCGGCAAGTTCTCCGACTATTAAAATAGAAAATACAGGAACAGAAGATGGAGAAGCGGAAATAATTTTTCAAAGAACGGGAACTGCGGGACAATCTCAAGATATAGGGCATATTAAATTTAAGGCTTTAGATGATGGAGGGGATACGCATACTTACGGTAGCGTGTTTGTAGATGCTCAAGATGAAACGGCAGGAACAGAAGATGGTCGATTCTTATTTATGGTCGCAAAAGGCGGCACAGATAATGTTGAAATTTTAAGATTAAGCGGTTCGGAAGGATTTGTTTTCAACGACGAATCAAAAGATATGAATTTTAGAATTGAATCTAATGGGAATGCTAATATGTTATTTGTAGACGCAGGTAATGATAATGTTGGTATTGGAACTAATACTAATGATGCTAATGCAGTATTAACAGTAGAAGGTGCTATATCTTTAGATGAAATATCCGCCCCTAGTAATACTGCTGATAGAGGGCAATTATACACTAATGCTGATAATCATTTACATTTTATTAATGGTGCAGGAACGGATGTAAAAGTTACAGAAGAAGTTTTTATTGTGGCTTTATCGGATGAAACTACCGACTTAACTACGGGAACTGCTAAGGCAAGTTTCAATATGCCATTTGCTATGACATTAACCGCAGTTAAAGCAAACTGCACGACTGCTCCGGTAGGTTCTACAATTATAGTAGACATTAATGAAGCAGGTTCTACAATACTAAGCACTAAATTATCTATTGATGCAAGCGAACTTACTTCCACTTCGGCTGCTTCGGCAGCAGTAATAAGCGATACTGCCTTAGCCAATGATGCTTTAATTACTTTTGATATAGACCAAATAGGTTCTTCAACTGCCGGTAAAGGATTAAAAGTTACACTATATGGTTATAGGGCGTGATGTTATACCTGTTCATATAATAAATTCATACATTCAATTTCCCGCTTCCGGTGGGGGAGGGGCAAGTGATTTTATACAAATTGCTACTAGTGCTAGTGGTAATTATCCCAACAGTTCTAGTGGTGGAGCAGTTAAATTTGGTTTTTTTCAAGGAACTACTGTAATAGGAGCAATATTTGACGGGTCAAGTGGACTTGGTACTGCATCTTCTCCAACTAGAACAACACAATCAGCCACACTAGCAACTTCAACAATACAAAGCGCACATTCTAGTAGTGCCTTTGGTGCTTTAAGTTTTGTTATAGGAGGGTATCTTAGAGGATGGGATGATTCTACTACTGCCAACAATAGCGGTGTAAGCAGTATAAATTGGAAAGTTGAATCGGGGGGATTAGTAAGTAGTAGTATGAGTAATGGAACTTCCATAACATTCTCCCAAATAACTTCTGTTCATCCTTCCAATATTTCGGGTACTTATAGAGATAGAACACCTATTCAAGATAATACGGCTATGCCTTCCGCTAGTATAGACCACACCGGAGGAATTTATGCGTTCGGAGTTTCGGGTTCTGCTAGTATTTATTTTGCTTCACTACAGTTAGGAGGAGGTAGGGGAAGCACTACTTTTCCTGCAACTAATGATACTTTTACTCTTAGATTAAGTGCCGAAGGAACTATTGGTGGAGTTGCCCAAGAAGTAGTCCATGATATTATAGTCACATTCTAATTGAGGGATTAAAAATGACGAGAATAACAGTTAATATACCACAAGGAACATCGGGAGACTTTGAAGTTGCACATTATACTAATACTACTACAGATAAACAATGGCAACTATATCTTGAAATGAAAAATGAATCCAACTTAAACTATTGTGTTTTATTGCAGAATGGTTGCCCTATGCCGATTATGCAAGACTCCGAAGGAGAATATAGAGAACATCAGTGGTTATGGGATAATGCAACAGGTCATGTGTTAATCGGAGGTTTAGGAATAGGTATGGTTAATGTGGCTTTACTTACTAACCCAAATGTTACTTCTGTTACAATTATAGAAAATTCACAAGATGTAATTAATTTAGTTTGGCCTCATTGTGCCAAAGACAACCGATTTAATTTAATACAGGCTGATATAGAAACTTGGATTCCTCCTTCGGGTTCTCAATGGGATGTTGCTTGGTTTGATACATGGGTTTCTAATAATCCATTAAGTTGTGCAGAATATGAGACTCTTATGAGAAATAAATACTCTAGTTATTGCACCGAAATTGGCTTTTGGGGAAGTTTACCACCGCAATAGTTCAACATGTCATTTTTAACTTACATAGTTTTAATTTCAATCATTGGCATTATATGGGGATTTACAATTACTTGGCTACTTTATGATGAAGATAAACCATTAGGTGTTATTATTTTAAATTCAACGGAAGATGAAGTTTGCACTTATGCAGAAAAAATCGAAAAAAAAAATTTTTCAAAAAAATTTGCGAAAAAAAAAGTAGAAGGAGAGTAGCCTAAACTACTCTCCCTCTAAATTTTAGTGTCTACCGACCATATACCCTTACAAGACCTACACTCCCAAAGTTTTACTTGGTCGCTAGAACCAACATAAAACCCTAAGATTCTCTTTGCTAAAGTCTTCTCTCCACAATAGGCGCACTTTTGTTTCAAACTCATTTCTTCTCTTCCGTTTGACCCATCAATCTTTTGATATAATCATCAACGCTTTGTTCTGTAATGTTTGTTCCACCAAAAGCGGCGAAAAACAATAGCGTCAAGATAATCATAAAGATGAATAAGCCGAACCATTCTGCCGTAGACATTACCAATCAACCTCCAAATTTACAAATTCCTCTTTTTCTATCGAGAATGCTTTAACAATCCCATGTTCTTGTCCATACTTCCATAAGTCATAAACTAATTGTGTATCTTTCATGCAGTATTCAACTACCTCATCGTATTGACCCATCTTCCATAACTTAGGTGCATCGGCACTATCCATTAACTTAAAATCATTCATGGTGCATTTTACAAGATTCTTAAGTGGGAATCTTTCTCCATGTTCTTTAAGTAATATCTTGCTAGTGTCAATATAATTTTCATCCCCCAAATATTTATGAATACAATATATATCCATAGAATCCCTAAGAATCGGTAAATCAAATACTGCGATATTGTGACCTAGAATCTTACCACCTTTAAATAAGTGGTCGTCTAAATCATATTTTAGTTCACCTAGACTTTTAACTATATGACCGGACTTAGCAAAAGAATCAACGGGTTCATCAACATAAACAGTTCCATTAGAACCATCCCATGTTGCCACTGTCGATACTTGAAACATATGCGTATTACTAAAGCCACCAATCTCATGTGACATGTTTTTAGTTTCAATATCTAATGCTAGAACTGACATGCTTAATCACTAGACCAAAGTTTACTAATCTTTTCTGCTTCTTCATCTACTGATGGTTCATCTGCACCAATTCTTCTCTTTAGAAAAGCGACAATGTTTGCACCTGCTATACTTAGCATGGAACAACATTCCCAACCTTCATCACCGTAAGTATCTAATGTTTCAATTATTACTTTCGGCCCTTTTGTTACATCAAACACCACATATGTATTTTCGTATTTCATTTCTTCTCCTCCTTCAATTTATAATAAACGGAACGCCCTACTTTATCTTTTTCTAATAGATTCTTTGCTTCATATTTATCGAACATTCTTCTAACGGTTCTTTCATTTACTGTTGATTCTAGTTCATCTACAACCTTTCTTTTACTGAAAAATCCATTCTCATCCTTTTTAGTAGCCCTAATAGTTTCCAAAAACAATTGCTCATTTGGTGATTGAGTTTGCTTTCCGACCCTCCTAGTGACCTTTAGGCTTCGTTCTAACCATAAGACCAATGTATTATAACATTGTCGCACGATATTTCCTGCTTGTCTAACATTTCTACCACTAACAATAAACCTCTTGTTCTTGTTCTTTATGTCCTTTGCTTCCGCAATAGAACAAAGAACTGACATTTTAATCAGTATCTTAAGTAGTCTAGTTGTGAAGTTAGAAGCAATTTTTCTAACTACGGGGTCGCTAGACCTAATGAATTGTTGCATGGTTTCATATTCTAATAATAGAACATCATTGAAGTCTTGGGTATAGTTCATCGCTTTTAGTGGGTCTTTACCAACCTCCTCAAACCTTTCTTTCATAACTTCATATATCTCAAAGAACTCATCTGCAAATGCTTCAATAGGAGCATTAATCTCTTCAAGTTTACCTGCCTTTGCTATTTGCATTCTTCTCATTACATCTAGCACACTTTCAGGAACATCCCAAATAAACAAAATCATTCTTTGTAATACACCTTTGTTAGCAATAACTTTCGCTAACTTTTCCGGTGGATAAGTCATGGCTAAGATAGACCTTTCACAGTAGCAGTTCATCATGCTACCTCTCTTTAGTTTCTTACTTATTTTCCAAGATTCACCCGCTAATGTATTCATAAGAGTATTAAGATAAACAATTGCTTGTTCTTTGTTTTGGCTTTGTTTGAAGATACCGCTATATTCAAACTCATCCCAATGTGCTAATCCGCTACCTTCCAACAAACCTGCATCTCTAACCCACTCAAGAACTTTCTTTGTGTTTCCGTCGTCATCTTCCTTCTCTACCATCTCTTCTTCATGGCCACCTATAAGCGCAGCGTCGGTATATTCAGTAGTGGACATAATGTTAAATTTCTTAGGGGCATAAGTAGGAACTTCACCTTCTCCATCCCATTGTGCATAATCTACCGAACCATCGGAACTAACATGTTTATTTACAGGATGGCCTTCACTAGCATTTATCTTAGCATATAATTTTTCAATTACAGGTTTTAGGAAAGC